ATGAATAAGGTATTTAAGGTTGTTTGGAATGCTGCAACTCAAACTTGGGTCGCGGTTTCTGAGCTTCAACGTGCAAAAGGCAAAACGAAATCTAAATCGTTAGCGAATCCCGTATTAATGGCAATTAGTGCTGTTGGCGTGGGAGCAACAATGATTGGTGGGGTGAGTGCAGCCGTTCATGTCAATGATACAGCTTCAAATTATGTATTGGCTGCTGATGGAACGGGTAGCAGTATTCCTGCATATATTATCCAAGGAGTGAATGTAACAGGGACAGTTCCACCAAACTATGGTCATCTTACAGTTTATGGTACAGACATTAGCTTAGGTAGCCAATTTACTCCTGCTTGGAGTGCCCTCGTAGGAAATAATATTTCAGCTACTGGCGCAGATAAAATTCTCTACGGTAATAATATTAGCTCAGACAGTTTTGCTCAGTCTCCAGCTGTTGCTATTGGTAGAAATCTTACTTTAACTGGTGCTGCGGCAATGAGTGATGACCAAACGGGCTACAATAGTGCTGGAGAATCAGTTTTAATTGGTCATGATTTAAGTGGTCGCGCGAATAATGTATTGGTGGGTACTAATTTAACCACTACAGAAGCCACAACGGTTGTTGTGGGTATTCTTTCTGAAACCCAAGGTGCGAGAACGACAGCATTTGGTTATGTTGCTAAAGCTTTAGGTGCTGGGGCTACTGCACTTGGTACTTCGGTAACAGCAGCGAGTCAAGGGGATGTAGCTATTGGCGATAATTCAAATACTACTGGTAGTGGTTATGGAAAAGTTGCAATTGGTTATGCAACGACAGCATCTGGTCAAGAGAGTACGGCGGTTGGTCGTTTAGCTAATGCAACAGCAACTTATGCTACTGCATTAGGGAGTTACTCTTGTGCTACAGCTGTGCAATCCGTTGCGATTGGTACGGTGGCTAGAGCAAATGGTGAAAATGGTGCAGCGTTAGGGGCTTATAATACTGTAAATGCAGATCGTGGTACTGCAGTAGGAAGTAACAATCAGATAAGTACAGGTAGTAATCGTTCAACATCCGTAGGTACTCAGAATAATATTTACAATTGGTCTCCGAACTCTACTGCTGTGGGTAATAGTTTAAATATTTTTGGTGAAAGCAATACATTATTGGGTTCAAATGCTTCTGCAATGTATGTATCCAATTCAGTTGGGATTGGTACGAATATTAATGCAGGTAGTAGTTCTGTTATTGCTATGGGGCATAATACCAATGCTACAGGAAGCCAGTCTATTGCAATCGGTTGTTCTACTACAGCAAGTGGGATCAATTCGATAGCTTTTGGTTCTGATGCAAATGCAATAGAAATGGGTAGTGTAGCCATTGCTGCGCATGCGACTGCAACAGGGCGTGAAACTATTGCGATTGGTCTTGGTGCAAATGCGACACATACAACAAATTTGGCTGATATAGAAGGTGGTTTCGTTGCAGATGCTACAGGTGATGAGCAGGGTGATTTAGTTCCTTCTATTGCAATTGGTGCACATTCAAATGCAACATCGTCTAATGCCATCGCGATTGGCACTAATTCGAATGCCACAGGTAACCGTGCTATTGGTTTAGGTGCGGGTACTAACGCCACGGGGAATCGTTCTATTGCATTAGGTTGGTTAACTGTGACGGAAGGGAATCGTAGTAGTGCGGTAGGTGCTAGTGCTAGCGTAACGGGCGACTATGCTAGCGCAGTGGGAACTGGCGCAACAGTTAGTGGAACAAGCGCAGGAGCATTTGGTGCATATTCTAATGTAATGGGTAATAACACCTATGTACTAGGCTCGAATATTAGTGTAGCAACAGAAGGTTCTGTCGTGTTGGGGAATAATTCTGCTGCATCTACGGCAACAAATGTGACTACTGCAACGGTTAATGGGGTTACTTATACAGGTTTCGCGGGTAATGCGAATATTGCTGCAGGTGACTATGTTAGTATTGGTGCCGCTGGTGAAGAACGCCAAATTAAAAATGTTGCACCAGGCGATATTTCTGCCAATTCAACTGATGCTATTAATGGCTCACAGCTCTATTTAGTGGCAGCAGAAGCGGCAAGACATTCTGTTGTTGCAGCTGGTGCGAATATAAGCAGTGTAACAACTAGCACAGCAACAAATGGCGCAACAGTTTATACCGTAAATGCGATTGACACTAACACTCAAGCCAGCGTTTCTTCCGATGATGGTTCAGTAACCATTAGCCAAAGTACAAATAGTAATGGTACAACTAACTATGATTTATCGTTTACGGATAATGATACCGTGACGAGCGTAAGCTATGGTCGTACTTACAATACTTCAAGTGCAGCAAATGCACCAATCAATGTGACCACTTCAGTTATTGATGGCGTAACCAACTATGCTGTAAATGTGCTAACGACACCATTGATTATTTCACAATCAGGTGCGACATCTGTTTCGACTAGTCGTAATAACCAGTTAATGAATGCGAGCCAAATTTCAGCAGCAATCAACAATTCTGGTTTCCAAGTTTCAACCGGTACTGCGGATTTTATGGGCGGTAGTGGTACACAAGAAGGAGCTTCTTACCAAACTTTGGTAACCCCAGGGGATCAATTGATCTTTAATGCGGGGAATAATTTGGTGATTAGCCAATCAGCAGATCGCCGTGTTACTTATGGCTTAAATCCAGATCTTCAGATTAACAGCATTACCATAGACCCAAATATTTCATCGCAAGATGCAGGTATTAATATGGGTGATACCAAGATTTCTAATCTTGCCAATGGTACTAATGCAAGTGATGCAGTAAATTTAAGCCAATTAAATGCAAGTAAAACCTTTGTTCAAAAAGGCAACCACACCAGTGTTAGCAGTACGACCAATACAGACGGCTCAACTAACTATATTGTGAATGCTGATAATATCATCGTAACTTCAGCAGATAGCTCCGTCACTGTGACACCAACTTCAACTACTAATGCAGATGGTACGCTAACCTATACTTATGATTTAGCGGTAGGTGCGGTAGAAATAGATAATTATTTCCATGTAAATAACGGTTCTAATAGTGGTGGCGATAGCGCAACTAACTTGGGTGGTGTTGGCGTGAGCGCTGGCGCAACGGCATTGAATTCTCTTGCTGCTGGGATTAATACTGTTGCAACTGCTTATGCTGCAACAGCGATGGGGTATGCAGCAACAGCAAGTAATAATAACACAGTGGCTATTGGTAGCTTGGCAACGGCTAGCGCTGCAGAGGCAACCACTGTCGGTTATAACTCAACAGCCTCTGGCCAAAATGCCTCTGCATTTGGTTCTGATACAACAGCCTCAGGAGTGAGCTCATTAGCGGTAGGTACGGGTTCAACAGCAAGTGCGGATAGCGCGGTTGCAATTGGTAATGATGCTAATGCTATTGCACAGAGTGCAGTAGCGATTGGGGAAAGTGCAAATGCGACAGGCAATTATTCAACAGCTGTTGGTGATTCATCAACTGCAAGTGGTTTACGTTCTGCTGCATTTGGGATCGATGCAAATGCAACAGCGGAGTCAGCATTAGCTGCGGGTGATTCTGCAATTTCTAGTGGTTATCGCTCAAATGCGGTAGGCTTTAATGCACAGGCTACGGAGGCAGAAGCGAATGCATTTGGTTCAAATGCAACCGCAACAGCTAATAGCTCCGTTGCATTAGGTACAAGTGCTACGGCAACGGCTGTCAATGCAGTAGCAGTGGGTGATTCAGCAGCTGCAAGTATTGATGGTTCTGTTGCTCTTGGTAACAATTCAACCACTTCTAATGCTGTGCCAACTTCTTCGGCGACAGTAAATGGTATTAGTTATAGTGGTTTTGCAGGCAGTTCCCCAGTTAGTGTTGTGAGTGTGGGATCAGTTGGAGCAGAACGCCAAATTCAAAATGTAGCAGCAGGGCAAGTCTCAGCAGATTCAACGGATGCGATTAACGGTTCGCAACTGTATTTAGTGGCGGAAGAAGCTACGAAGAAATCCATTGTGGCAGCGGGTGAGAATATCAGTAGCGTAACTACCTCAACCTTAACCAATGGTTCTGTGGTTTATACCGTAAACGCAATTGATACCAATACGCAAGCCAGTGTGACATCAACGGATGGAACAGTGCTTGTGAGTGCTAGCACCAATGCAAATGGCACTACAAATTATGATTTAAGTGTTGATATTCCAACTTTTGAAAATGGCACTGAAACAACAATTAGTACGAATGAAAATGGTAGCCTGGTTATTAATGTAAACACAGGTTCTCTAAACAATAATGCAAATGGTTCAGTTGTTGCGGATACCACAAACGGTAATATAGCCACTGTTACAGATGTAGCAAATGCAATTAATAATTCTGGCTGGAATACCACTTTAAGTGATGGTTCTTCTGCGCAAATTAACCCAGGAGACACGCTTAATTACGTAAATGGTACGGGTACTACAGCAAATGTAAGTCAGAATGCTGATGGATCATATTCTGTAAGTTATGACGTTAATACAGCAAACACAACGACAGTAACCAATGGTAAAGTTGAAGCACCAACAGATGGGGCGAGTTATGTAAATGCAACGACTTTAGTGGAAACGATTAATAGTGCAGGTTGGAATCTTTTCCAAGAAACAGCTGAAGATGCAAACTTAAAAGATACCGTTACAGCGGGCGATAATGTTGTGTTTGCAAATGGCACTAATACGCAAGTCAATGTTACTAATGAAGGTAATACCACAACGATTAGCTACAGCGTTGAGGGAGACTTAACCAATATCACATCAATTACCAACAATAATGGCAGTACGAGTATTAGCTTAGGCAACAACACCGTAAACGTAAACAATGCAACGGTTAGCAATGTAGCGAATGGTACAAATGCAACAGATGCGGTGAATTTAGCACAGCTAAATGCAAGTAAAGTCGCGGTAGAAGCCGGTAACCATACCACGATCAGCACAACAACCAATGCTGACGGTTCAACGACCTATACTGTTAATGCAAACCACACAGTAGTGGAAGCAGGCACAAACGTTCAATTAAGCAGTAGCACGGATGGAAATGGCTTAACTACCTATAATGTAAGTGTCGCAGGTGATTTAACCAACATTACATCAATCACGAACAATGCAGGTAACACCATTACAGTGGGTAACGGCACTACAATCACCAATACCAACGGCACAGCGGCGGTAGATCCAAACTCAAATGCGACCGACATTGCGACGATTGGTGACATTGTGAATACGATTAACAATGTAAGCTGGACAGTAGCAGGTAACGGTGCAGACGTTGAGAAGATTACTGCGGGTGAAGTGGTGAACTTTGTAGATGGTAACAACACCGTAGCGGTGGTGACTGCAAATGCAACCACAGGTGGCGCGGATGTGACTTACCATGTTGAGGGTGACTTAACGAACATTACGTCAATCAGCAACAACAATGGCACAACCATCAGCTTAGGCAACAATACTGTTAACGTAAACAATGCAACGATTAGCAACGTAGCAGAAGGTGTGAACGGCACAGATGCGGTGAACGTGAACCAATTGAACAGCTCAATTGCAAGCGTGACCTGGAAGGTAACGGGTAACCACAGCGAAGAGAACGCAACTGTTGTAGGTAATGGCACAGTGAGCTTCAACGACTCAGACACGATTACAGCGAATGTTGATGGCATGAACATCAGCTTTGATGTGAAAGCGGGTGAGTTAAGTAGCAATGCGAATGGAACAGTAAGCTTCAGTAGCTCAAACGGCTCAGTAGCGACCGTAGACCAAGTAGCAGATGCGATTAACAACTCAGGCTGGCAAACCACATTAAGCAATGGTAATACGACCGTAATCAATCCAGGCAATGTAGTAAACTACAGCAACGGAACAAACACGGTTGCGAACGTGACGCAAGACGAGAACGGTACAATCAGCGTGAGCTATGATGTGGCAGGTGATTTAACCAACATTACATCAATCACGAACAATGCAGGCAACACCATCACAGTAGGTAACGGTACTACAATCACCAATACCAACGGTACTGCGGCGGTAGACCCGAATTCAAATGCGACCGACATTGCGACGATTGGTGACATTGTGAATACGATTAACAATGTAAGCTGGACAGTAGCCGGTAATGGTGCAGATGTTGAGAAGATTACTGCGGGCGAAGTGGTGAACTTTGTAGATGGTAACAACACCGTAGCGGTGGTGACTGCAAATGCAACCACCGGTGGTGCGGATGTGGCTTACCACGTTGAGGGTGACTTAACGAACATTACGTCAATCAGCAACAACGAAGGCACAACCATTAGCTTAGGCAACAATACTGTTAACGTAAACAACGCAACGGTTAGCAATGTAGCGAATGGTACAAATGCAACAGATGCAGTGAATTTAGCACAACTAAATGCAAGCAAAGCTTACGTGAAAGCGGGTAACTTCACGACAGTTACTTCAACCAGCGATGCAAATGGCACGACTTACATTGTGAACGCAGAGAAAACTGTAGTCGCTGAGGGTGATAATGTAAATATCACCACAACAACGACAGCGGAAGGCTTAACAACCTATACTGTAAATGTTGCGGGTGAGTTAAATAACATCACAACCATTAATAACAACGGTACAACCTTTACCTTTGGTAACGGCACAACGACGGTGAGTGATGAAGGTAAAGCAAATATCTCAACAGGTGCAAATACCACGGATGTGGCAACCATTGGCGATATTGTGAATACGATTAACAACGTAAGTTGGACGATTGCAGGTAATGGTATCAATGTAGATAAAATTACCGCGGGTGAAGTGGTGAATTTTGTAAATGGTACTAACACGGTGGCTGTTGTGACTGCGAATGCAACCACCGGTGGTGCGGATGTGACTTATCACGTTGAAGGTGCCTTAACCAACATTACTTCAATTGCAAACAACAGCGGTACGCAAATTACTTTAGGTGATGTCAATGGCAACAACACGGTGAATGTCAATGGTGCAACTATCAGCAATGTAAGTGCGGGCGTGAATGGTACAGATGCCGTGAATTTAGACCAATTGAACGCAAGCAAGACTTACATTGATGCAGGTAACTTCACCACGGTAACTACAACCACTAATGCAGATGGTTCAACGACTTATGTTGTAAATGCAGAGAAATCGGTAGTTGAAGCGGGTGATAATGTGAATGTGACGACCACTACAACAGCTGAAGGTTTAACGACTTATACTGTCAATGTAGCAGGGAATTTAAATAACATCACAACCATCAGTAACGCTAACACGACATTAACTGTGGGTAACGGAGAAACCACGGTAGAAAATGGTAAGGCGCAAGTTGCAAGCAATTCAAATGCAACGGATATTGCAACCGTTGGCGATATCGTTAATACGCTTAACAATATAAGCTGGAGTGTGGCATCAACTAACGTAACGGGTACTAACGGTGAAACCACTTATGTGGCGAATGAAAATTCAAGCATCAGTGCTGGTGATACCGTAAGTATCAACGCAGGTCAAAACATTAAGATCAGCGGTTCGGGTGATACATTTGAAATCCATACCACGGATAATGTAACCTTTGTGAACACGAATGTAACAGGCGAGCTTAATGTGGATGGTAATACAACCGTGAATAACTTCGCTGTCGCACCAAACTCAACGGTTGATATGGGTGGAAACCGAATCACGAATGTAGGCGCCGGTTCAAATGCAACAGACGCAGTGAATGTCAGCCAATTAAACAGCACGATTGCAGGCGTTCAATGGAAACTTACTGGCAACAACGATGACGCAAATGCAACAACGGTTGGCAGCCAAACCGTCAGCTTCAACGATAGCGCTAGCGTGAAAGCCAATGTGGATGGCGTGAATGTCAGCTTTGCGGTGAAAAGTGGTGATATTTCACCAGTGGCAGATGGTTCAGTATTTGCAGATAGCACAAACGGCAGCGTAGCAACAGTCAGTGATGTGGCAAATGCCATTAACAATGCAGGCTGGAAAACAACATTAAGTGATGGCAACACAACCTTGATTACCCCAAGTGATGTGGTGAACTTCAACAATGGCGTGGGTACAACAGCGAATGTTGTCACAAATGCTAATGGTGGGATTGATGTCAGCTTCAATGTGAACAAAACAGCATTAACCGTATCCGATGGCAACATTGCTAACCCAGACGGTTCAAACGTAAATAGTGGTGCAGTGGTTAGTCCAGATACGAATAATGCAAATCACTTTGTGATTGCAGGTGATTTGGCTAACACCTTGAACTCAATTGGCTGGAATGTTAATTCAACAGCGGTTGAAGGTTCAACGGGCAAAGTCACAGAAGATAGCGATAGCACAGCAACGAAAGTCAGCGCGGGTAATACTGTAAATATCAATGCGGGTAACAACATTGAAATCACCCGTAACGGTGCAAATGTTGCAATTGCCACCTCAATGACCCCAACCTTCAACACAGTTCAAGTGGGTGGTTCTACTGGCCCTGTGATTGGTGCAAGCGAAGATGGTAACGTGAGAATTGCGAAAGCAGATGGCTCAGCAGCACGTATTACTAATGTTGCTCCAGGTGTTGATGGCACTGATGCGGTGAACGTAGATCAATTAAAAGCGGGTCTAGGCAACGTTCATAACCATATTGGTAAAGTGGACAGAAATCTCCGTGCAGGTATCGCCGGTGCCAATGCCGCAGCAGGCTTACCACAGGTTTATATCCCGGGTAAATCAATGGTTGCAGCATCAGCAGGTACCTTCAAAGGTCAAAGTGCGGTTGCAGTGGGTTACTCACGAGCAAGCGACAACGGTAAAGTTATCTTGAAACTACAAGGTAATGCGAATACCCGTGGAGACTTTGGTGGTTCTGTTGGTGTAGGTTATCAATGGTAATCACACCAAAAGAAGATAAATAAGCGAAAACGGAGAGCCTTGGCTCTCCGTTTTTTATGGGCGGTATAATCGATATTCATGCCAGTATGGCTGTACAAGCGGTCTAAAAATGAAAAAATTTTGCAAAATAGGGTTATTTATCATAGAATTGTCCTGATTTTGGGGCTGATTCTGGATTCGACGGGATTAGCGAAGTCCAAGGTGCACGTCGAGGTGCGGTAGGCCTCGTAAACAAACCGCAAAATAATAGTCGCAAACGACGAACAATACGCTTTAGCAGCTTAATAACCTGCCTTAAAGCCTTACCGCCCCAGCTTCCGCTCGTAAGACGGGGAGTTCGGTAAGTCACCCAAAACGAGATCGTGTGGAAGCCGCCGTTTGAGGATCGAAGCATTAAATGGAATCAAACTAGCCTAAATTTAGCCTGTTTGTCGGCGTGTTTAGGTGAAATGAAAGACAAACTAAACGTGTAGTGCTGAAGATGGAGTAATTTCGGACGCGGGTTCAACTCCCGCCAGCTCCACCACTAATAAATATCACTAAGTATCATACAGGGTCAAAATCATTGTGAAATCAAGGTTTTGACCCTTTTTATTGTGTCAAAAAGAGTCATAAGGTATCATATCGGTTCGTTTTTTTAGTAGGGGTTTATGTAGGTGCGGCTCGCCACCTACAAAAATGCACCTACATCAATCTGATATGAGGTGATTTATGGCAAAAATGGTTAAGCCGTTGAGCGTTACCCAAATCAACAGTGCCAAGCCGAGAGACAAAAAGTCTTACCTGTCTGATGGCGGTGGACTACGGCTGCTGATTTATCCAAACGGCACTAAGGTGTGGTTGTTTAACTACATCAAGCCATACTTGGGCAAGCGGACGGAAATTAGTCTTGGAGCTTATCCGGCTCTATCATTGCAAAATGCACGAGCAAAAGCGGCTGAGTATCGTGAGTATCTGGCAAAAAGCCTCGACCCACAAACGGTCGAGGAAGAAAAGAAAATCGCAGAAAGGAATAAGCTCAACAACACCTTTGCAACGGTTGCACGAGAATGGCTGGCTTATCGTGAGAAACTAGGGAAAGAGCGACAGGATTATAGCGAAAAGACGAAAAAGGATACTGAGCGGCGAGTGGCTGATGCAATAGATATACTAGGCGAAATCCCATTTGAGCGGATTTCGCTGCGCCACGGGCTTGAGGCGCTTGAGAAACAGCGAGCTGCGGGGGCGCTGTTTGAACTACGCAAACGACACCAAGTGCTGAAAAAGATAGGGGAGTATGCCGAACGGTTTAGTTACTGGCCAAAAAATGAGTGGAAATATCTAGGGGAGGAGTTGCCGCAACCGGATAAAAACAGCCATTTTGCGGCAATCCATTACAAAGAGTTGCCAGAGCTAATGAGAGACCTACGCAAGCGCAATCTCTCTTATTCCGTTCTACTGGCGATCTTGTGGGGATTGCTAAACGCAACAAGAGCAAGTGAGACAGTGAGCGCCTCATTTGAGGCGATTAGAGAATATGAGGACTTGTTGATTTGGGCCGTTATTGTCAATAAGGGCGGCAAAGGTCGGCGGGAACATCAAATCCCACTAACCAAACAGGCGCAAAAGCTACTGAGTTGTGCAAGGCAGCATTCTCGCAGCAAGTATCTTTTTCCAAGCCCTATGCGTGGTGGCAAAAAGGCACACGTTAATTCTCAAACGCCTAATGATGTTTTTAAAACGATAGACGGTGGCAAGTACAAGGGATTGATGACCAATCACGGTATTCGCACATTATTTAGCTCTTACTGTAATGACAACCGTATTGAGCTTGGACTAGATAAAGAGGTGATAGAGGTCTGCCTGAGCCATCTTAACAATGACGATGTACGCAATGCTTACAATCGTGCTGAGTACTTACCGTATCGGCTAAAAACGTTTCAGGCTTGGGCTGACTATGTTGAGGCGTGCGCAGCGGGTTTGTTTGATGAGATTATAGCTGACCCGATTTAAGGCATTGATTGAGGTCGCTCTCAGCAATTCTGCGGGATTTGCCAAATTTATAAGACTGCAATTTCCCGCTTTTAATCATTCGTTTTATCGTTGATTCAGAAGCAAGTCCTTTTTCGGCCAGCTCTCTCACAGAATAATATCTTTCGGTTGTTTCCATGTTCTCTCCTAAAATACCCCCCTCCCTCTAAACGAGGGGGTTTAGTTAAATAATCGTTAAGTCTCAGTCCTTTTGTTAAAAATAAACCCTGCACGGGGCAGGGTCGGTTAAAAATCTTTTATGGCTTTTATCACTTTTGGTATCAAGTAGCCTAAAATTAGTCCTAGCAAAAATGCTGTTGATGTAGGCATTATAAATCCTCCTCTTTAACAAACACGCATCAATCATTTTGCCTTTTCGGTCTTTGATATGATTCCATGCGTAAACGAGAGCTAGATGTAAGTCGGTTTTATAAAATTTAGCAATAAGAACAAGCTGATTTTCAAAGCCACTTAAGCTATCTTCTAATCGAGATAAATCACAACCTCTAGATAACTCACTTGCTACATTACCTAAATCAATATTAGCTTGTACAAGCTGGGTCGCTACACCGCAATTAAAATGGTTATTATCAAAATGCTCTGTACTAAACAGCTTTTCCATCTTGAGTTGTTTACGCATAATGGTACAAACAACAAAGCAATCTCCAATACTATCTAATACTGTTTCATAATCGTTATTTGATACCCATAACATAGTTCCCCAAACTCCTCTATTAGTTTTAGCATCTGTTTCTGAGGTGTTGAGCCTTCGATTAAGTTTCTATCTTTCGCCTATTCTTCTATTTTATTGATTAATCGTTGCATATTTAATCCTCATAAATTGTAATATCTCTCATTGCGGCAATAAATCTAAGGGCATCTTCTTCATCCTGAAAAACGAAACCATTTTCCAGTTCACCGCAAAATTCTTGGTTTATCGAATAGAATCGCTGCTCTTCTGTCTCACTAGCAAGCATTTCTTCTGTCCAGCTATCGAACCAAGTTTCATAAGGAGAGTAATACTTTCCTTCATTAGTAACGATCATATTTTTCTTACTAACAATTTTACTAATTGGCATTGGAATAGTAATTGTGACATATCGTTTATTTTTCATTTTCCCTCCCCATTAATAATATCAGGCACTTCAACAATTTTGAGTTGCTCAGGTTTTACACCTTTATATTTAACCCAATATTGGCAAATTTCGATTGCCTCTCCGTTTGTTACAGTGCCTCTAGATTCCATTGCAACCTGCCATTCACGACTAAATTGGCATTCAAGTACGACATAACGTTTACCGTCCATTACTTGGAGTTCATTTCTAAACATAGCTACCTACTACTATTTCGCATTGCATTTAGCCATTCTTGAGCATCATATTCAGAAGCAAAGCATCTCCCTTCTTCCAGAAATTTTTTACTCCCACCGCCTCCAGCACTTTTTATAATTGTAAAACTAGAGGAGATAAACCACATTTCATCTCTTGGTTCTTTTAATGGACAAGGCAATGTCAATGTTACTGTGGGTCTTGGTTCTTCCCACATTCCAACAATATCATATTGAGCTATTGTTCCGTCATTGAAATGAGATCCGCTAACAGTCCACGATACTTCTGACAAAAATACATTTTCTTCATCAACTATATACCCTTGTACTTGGTGGTCTTTATTATCTCTAATATAGTCATCACTAATTAGGTATTTTACAAATGCCTTATCATTATTTCTTAGTTTTACTGGCTCACCCTGAAGAGCCTTTTCTAAATCAAATGGTTTACTCATAAAACACCTCATCCTTTTAATAACCGCTTGTATTCAACAAGCGGTCAATTTCTATTAAACTTACAAGTTAGATCTCAATCTTACCGATATTGACCTTGATTTGCGTATCAACTAATTCATCAGTTAGCTTTTCGGCAAACTCGGTGGCAATAGCTTCTTCAAACTGTTCTGCTTGGATAAGACGGGCGATCAGCACAGGTTCGCTGCTGCCGGTCAACACTTGAACACGCAAGGTAAACGAGCGGGTGTCTAAGCCGTTATATGGGTTGCAGGTAAACACAAGGTGTGTCGGTAATGTCAAGACAGACTTGGCTTCTACGCTTTCCATTGCCGATTTCTTGGCAGCGAAGTCGCTTAATTCGTGTTCTTCGTTGCGGGCATAGTCAATCGTCATTTTCCGCACGGCTTGAACGGCATTTTTGACGCTGATTTCTTCATCGTGGTGATAAGCGGTCAGATAATCGCCCCAATCTTCTAAAAAGTCAGAGAAAGTACGCTGTGAGCATTTTTCGCCATTGATCTTACGGATAGCTCGATAGGCTGCCGTTTCTTTCAGATGAAGAAGTGCACGGTGTTTGGCGTGACCCGCTTTTTCGCGCGTCCCCATATCAAAAACGATTGAGGCTGCCATTTCAGTTTGATCAACAAAACATTGTGCGTCATCTTGGGCATTTGTTCTTGCATACTTAATGAAGCTGCCGAAATGTCGGGTCGAAAACATCGCTTGGAATTGATTTCGGTGAGCTTGGAACGGCTCTAAGGAGTGTAGTTTAATCCCCTCAGGCAGCATTACCGCCGGATATTCCGTTTCAATTTCTTTGGTGGCTGCAACCGCAAGGGTTGAAATTTGCTGAATAGTGGTTTTGTCCATTGTTTGATCTCCATTATTGAGTTGATAAAAAGGGGCGGATAGCCCCGATAAATTAAGCAGCTTTGCTCAGTTTTAGCGTAGTTCCTGCTGGTGGCGGATTAGTTTTTTCAGGGGTAACACTTAACACGCCACCTTTGTGAACATACATTGGTGTGGCGGTAGTATCCTCTTCTGAGGATTTACCGCGTTTGGTCGGTTTGGTGTAGCTCAATTTATGTTGAATTTGGACGGAGGGATTGTCGCTGTCCATTTTCTTAAAACTGAATTCCACTGTGACTTTGCCTTGTTTGTCGTTGGCAAGTACACCGAGAGCAACTTCGGCAAGGGCGGTGGCAAGTTTGTTTTCAAACAGGCCCGCATCAAGTTCGCCGATAAAATCTGGGATGTTGTTTTGAGGCATTTGAATTTCTCCTATGGATTGTTTTATGAGAGCTATGCAGATGCACAGCAGTTTTTGTAAATAATTTGGTAATCCACATCAAGTACGCTTTCTTTGTAAGGGAAATGTTCCCGTTCACGTTTTCTGACTGCGGTTTCGCAGAGTTCTACTGCACAATGATTACTACTTTTCCAGCGTTGGCAGATGGCTATAAAGCCGATTTGTTCTTTACTGCCGTTTTTATAGGTTTTGATATAAGGCTTAATGATATAAGTGCGCATTGCTTACTCCTTACAAATCAATGATTGTTGCCATAGCACGCCGTTTGGTTTTAGTTGAGTTTGGTTTGGGCATTCGATTTCCAGTGCTACTTGTTTGCCGTCAAAATCGGTGGATAAATCAATGCCAGCAGCATCTAGTGCAAGCGATAGACCGATAAGCAAGATGATTGCCAAAAGTAGGTTTTGTAGTTGTTGCATAGGTAACTCCTGTGAAATCTCTCTACTTTTCATTATTCGTGCTATATTTGTTATTCATTTAACAAATAGGAGCAGGTATGAATAGAAAATTAACTTATCCTCAAGCTGTTCAAGCTGCGGCAGCATTACTTGCCAATGGCAAAGAGAATGTAAAACGATTGGAAAATGGCGATCACGCTGACATTGTGAATGAACTCTTTGAACTGGCGGATCGCATTTTCATTTTTGCCGAAGGTTCATCAGATGATGAAACAACCGGCTTTTAAAATTCATCGTTGAAAATTTGTTGGCGGAAAACCGCTTGCTTTTGCCGTTCCAGTTTTTGTTGTTCTACTTGAATAAATGGAGCAAGGAACTGCTTTATATTTTCAGAAATTGAAACTTTGTTTGCTCCTTTTGGCGGAATAAATTCTACGCTTTCGTTTTGGATAACTTTTCCATCAATGCTGATAGTGAGTGAAATTTCAATTTTGTGGTTTTGTTCGGTTTTGATATTGGACATAGTGTTTTCCTCTGAAAATAGCGGTAAAAAAAGCCCACGTTTTACGGTGGGCAAATGGAGCGACTTGCGTCTAGTTGTGGGTATTCCGAAACACACTTTAAATGCTTTGGGATAAGTGCCTTTCTTTATACTTGTAAGGCTCAAGCTCCCTTATTGTCTCTCACAACTCTAAGGAATATAATTAAGTCTCTCACAACTCAAATAAGGATGAAGTTATGAAAAATAACATTCTAATTACTTATGACTTAAATAAATCAGGGCAAAATTACGTGGCACTAATCGAAAAAATTAAAACTCTTGGTGCTTGGGCTAAAGTACAACAATCGGTTTGGTATCTTCATACTTCATATTCATCAAAAGAAGTTTTAGAAATACTAAGTACCATAACTGATTACAATGATTCTCTTTTTGTTGCTCAATTATCTGATGCTAATTGGAGAGGATTATCTAATGAGGTTAGCCAATTTATTCAAGAACAATGGTGGAAATAGACCTATCCGCAACTTCCATTACCAGTATTCAGCCCATTTCTATTGATTATTTCGATTGCTGAACAACATCGTGATGCAAGCATTTCTGGGTCCAAACAACCATTTTCTACAGCCTTAAGTACCGCCTGTTTGATATGGTATTTATCCTCATCAGACAGGCCATTCTCTACAACCTTTAATTCCAAATCTTTAGGGTTTCCTAGTTGCTCATTTAAAATAACAACTTTTGCAATTTCAAAATTTTTGTTTTTCATAATTACCTCGTGTTTAAATTATTCCAAAACCCATTCATAATACGCTTTGGAATAAATGCGTGTCTGCCCACGCCGTCGCCCGCCCTGCATTTCGCCTGTTCAGTCGGGTGCTGCTTGTATCTGTACTTACTCAAACTTGAGATAAGCGTGATTGCTTAGGACTGATACCAGTGTTGCCTTTTCAGCTCTCCACACCTTGCGAGTGTGTTGCCTAAACCTTGCCACCTCTTTTTGGCAAGTCGTTCAAATTTGTATGTCAGGGTCTAACCAACCTTGCCGAACTATCAACTTTAAATTGACAGTTGCTCGAGGTTGTTAATATCATCCGCACAAGCACCGAATTGTTAAAGAGCGATAACCTTGTTGTGGTGTCAATTGTTAAAGTTTTTTACTATTTCATAGATTTGTTCAATAAGCTCTTCCTTTGGATCTTGCGATTTAAAGAACTTAGATAGGTACTCTTTGTGTCGGCAAATTTCTAATTTTTTAAGGTAAAATTCTTCACTTGGAAATATGTCTGAATAAGAGATGCCAGTATGAACACATCTTTTTTCCATTCCAGTTTTTATTTCTACCTTTCTACGGTTATCTAGGGTTAGGTATTTTCTCCCTATTTTGGTGACTACTTCAGTTCTCTTGATGGCATAGCTAGAAACAACTAAGCTTTCCACAACAAAAACACTATCCCCAACCTTAAGTTTCTTTATCCAATTTTTATCATCCATTTTGATTCTCTTGTATGGGTTGTTTGTTTTGATAGATGCAATTAAACACTAAGTTAAATCATAAATCAACATAAAGTTTATTTTGTTTGTTATTTTTGTTTACTTTGTTTGTTTATCTTGTTGATTAAAAAAGAAAAAATAGTTTTTGATTGCTTGTTTTTTAATCATTAAGATAGAGGTGTAGTGAAAAAAAACGGCTGGATTTGGGGAATTTTGCGGATTTTAGGCAAGAAAAAACCGCCGTGTGGCGGTTTAATGTGGTTAGTAAATCTTGTGTAAGATTATTTTCGAAGCTTTAAGCTCTCCTGTCGATGTATCTTTTTTTAATTCAACTGATACATCTGCTCGAAGTGTTTTATTAATTTTGAGTTTGTCTGTTTTGACATCTTTTGCAACTTCAATTTTTACCCGATAGTCTATTATATTTGGTATAATACCAGCCCAACCTTTTTTAGGATTATCTAAATCCAGTGCCCTGATTTGAATATCGACATCATTGTAATCAATTACATCTTCAATCGCTGAGAACTCAATTTTACCGTGTGGAATTGATTTTACAACTTCGTTTGGCATTAGTGGTTCTTCTATTTTATGATTTTGTCCTATAAATAGTTCGGCATTCTCATCATCTTTAGTAGGAGCCATAAGATCGATAGCACTTTGTGCGATAGCTTTGCGATTACGGATAGTTTGTTCAATAACCAGTTTAATATCCTGTGGGGACATATCCGTAAGTTCAGCCGCATTTTTCCAGGTTTTTGGATCGATATAGTAATTGTTGATTGTGTTAAAACTGTTGGAGTTGATAGTGCCATTATCTGATCCTGCCGCCGCCGCCTTATAAGCACCGTAAAGAGTGAATAAACCGACAACAGCCAATATAATTGCCCCTGTCGTTTTCATTGCTTTATCTCCAAATTTATCGTGAATCTGTTTTAGAAAGGCATCATACTCAGCTTGTGAATTGAAGAATAATTTTACAAAAGTTTCTTCTAGTAAGCTACCTTCTTCAATCGTTTTTACAAATAATTCGATATTGCTAATATTAGTTTCAAGCAAAGTATTAAGTGTCCCTTTTGTGCTTTTAACTAAGGTATTTAGCCCACTAAGAGATTTAATTACATCAGTAACGTGAATAGGTTTGGTAGTAGAGTAATATAACTGTTGTGGTATACTAATTGATAATTCATTTTCATTTAAAATCATAATTGTTTCTCCTATTTTTCTACCCAAACGGCATTTTCTGCACTTCTTCAAGCCTTACAACTCGCAAGTATTCAACGTCTATACTCAACCACCACGCCAAACCTTTCTACCAATGATTTGTAAGTCTTCCAAATCATCGTTCGCAACATCAATTGGTTCATAATCAGGGTTGAAGCTAATTAACTGCACACCTTTACCAGTTCTTACTACCTGTTTGATATAGAAATTATTACTGTAAATTAGTGCGTAAATCTCCCCATCAATAATATCTGTGTCTGTAATATCTACAATGACGGTATCCCAATCATTTAAGACTGGGTCCATACTATGTCCACGAACGTACATTGCTTTGCAGTTTTCAGGGTAGAGTCGTTTTTGTTTAAACCACGCATCTCTAAAGAGTAATGGCTCATCAGATTTACGTGGAATCCATTCTACAACTCTACCGTTTCCTGCAGAGAGTTTAATGTCATATAGCTCTATTGCTATGTGAGTATCGCTGTAATCAGCACTATCATCTATTGGTGCTATATCGGTATTCTGCTTTTCAAATTCTGCACCTAGTAACCAGTTCACTGAATAGCCTAGTTTATTACTAATAATACGTGCAGAACGTGGGCTAATTTGTCCCCTTTTAATCCAGTTGGTCACAGCTTGGGCAGTAACCCCAACCATTTCTGCCAGTTCATTTCTTTGCAGGTTTTTTTCTTGTAAAACTTGTTCCAGTCTTTCTGAAACCCGTTGTGAGATTCTATCTTCCATCTCTACACTCCTTATTTTCTATTCAATATAAACGTTTTGTTTATATTTTCAATCATCATAAAGTTTACAAAAGTTTATTTTTGTTTTAACATTAGGTTTATATGAGTAAACAAAGGAAACTTTATGACACCTTTAGATAAAGCTATTCAGGTTTTTAATGGCTCCCAAATTGAACTTGCTCGTGCATTAGGACAAAGCCCTCAATTTATTGCAATGATAAAAAGACGCGGTGGGCATTTAACAACTAAAGCAGTGTCTCCCGATGAATGGGCAAAAGCAACTGGACTACCAAAGTCTGAGCTATTTCCTGAATATCAAGATTGATACTAATTTAGCTGAGACAGATCGCAATGCCACGCAAAGAATTAACAAAATCCGCAATGCAAATTGCAGACGTAATTTACCGTAAAGGTGCTGAAAAGGCGGATAGAGAGATAGCCGAAAAGATAGGTATAGATCCAAGTAACCTATGCCGCTTTAAAGCGAACTATCTTGAGCTTGTTTGTGCGTACTTAGCGGAAATCGGGCTGGGTGTTTATGACCTAGCTCAAGATAAACCTGTTCCAAAAGAACAGTTAAAGGCTTTATCGGTTTTAGCTCGTGGTGGACACGATAAATTCGATGAAGAGTTTTTAGGGCAATAAAAAACCACCGCTGTAACTGTGGCTGGTTAGTTGGATTTAATGCTTCTTGAAAAATTTATCAAGAGCAATTGGAAGCAGAATTAAGCTCCAAAAGAAGAAAGACAATTTTAAAGCGAAATAAGCCCAATTTGGTTCAGTGAGTAAAAACCGAAAACCAAACTCAATGAGTTCTTCTTTGCTGAATGAGCCAAAAGTAGTTAATACCGTAATACACATAATAGCAGGAAGATAAGCAGGATTATCAAAATCTTGTTTAGTGTATCGGTGAATAATGATGAATAGCAGTGGTATACCATTTACAAGTACACCAGCAAGCCAGAATGGTATTTCGCTTAAATAGAATAGTCTTGGTAGTGCAAGGAAAACAAAAAAGCACAGACCGAAAAACAATTCTCTCAAGTTCAAAGAGGGCATAAACGATGAATAAGTTGAAAAAAGGATTACACATTATGGCACAGGTTTGGCGGAAAGATAAGGAACTCTATCTGGTTTGTGTTTGTGCTGTCGTGTTGTATTTGAACAGCATTATTTATTAATGAGAAATAAAAAACCACCGCTGGAACGGTGGCTAATTAAGGAGTATCAAAAATTGAATACGCAATCATTATTACCGATAACCGCTCAAAATGCAAGCGGTACGGAAATCAAAATCAGCAGTATTGAAATTGCAGAGTTATGCGAAAAACAACATAAGAACGTTATTGTAGATATTCGCAAGATGTTAGCTGAGCTGAAATTGAACTCGGCTGATTTTTCAGCCCAGTATCAAACCAAAGACGGCAGAATGCAACCCTGCTTTTTCCTCCCTAAACGGGAAGCCCTAATTTTAGTTTCGGGTTACCGTATCGATTTGCGGGCGAAGATTATCGACCGCTTGGACGAGTTGGAAAAACGCCAACGCCCAAAAATTCCGCAATCCCTCCCCGAAGCCCTGCGGTTTGCTGCCGAGCAAGCCGAAAAGGTCGAACAGCTTGCCTTAGCAAATAAAGCCCAAAGCGAGGAGATCATAGCACTTAAAACTTATTTCCAAGAGGGGTTAACCCCACCACAGTTTGTGAAAGGCTTAAATGGTGTGAATTGTCAGCAGATTAACGAGTTTTTACGCTCAAAAGGTTGGTTATATAAAGACAATTCCAAATCTTGGCGAGTGATGAGCTATGTTCGGGATAAGTATTTGACTGAGCAATCAAGGCGGATTGAAGTTGATCCGATTGAGCGTGTTGAGATGACAACCTACAAGCCGATTTTGTTAGAGAAAGGGGCAGTGCGGATTTTTGAATTTTATATGAAGGGTGAATTGCCGATGCGTGCCGATTGGGACGGTAAGTTTTATCACAGTAGTAAGGTGGCGGTATGAGATATTCAATACATATTAATCAGGTTCGTTGTGTTGAATGGGGCATTAAGCCATCGCTTGGCGGTATTGTAGATTTAATTAATCAGGCTTCGTCCTGGGCAACGGCAACGGTGATTAACGGTTTTACTTACTATTGGATTGAACCCGCGAAAGTGGCGGAAGAGCTGATTAGTGAGGGCTGGAAACGAGATACTGCACGTCGTCATATGAATACCTTGCGAGACGAGGGCATTATTGATTTGGTGATGATGGACGGCAAATATTACGTCCGCCTAACTGAAAAAGGGGCAACGTGGAATCAAATTATCCCAATTCGTCAGACGGAAAAAAATTCGTCAGGCGAAAATTCTTCCGAGTTACCACGAAAAAAAATTCGTGAAACTGCGAAAAAAATTCGCCAGATAAATATATACAAGAATTAAATACTACAAGTGATCAAAGCCCCCTAACCCCCACGGGGGAACCCGCCCCTGCTGAGACTGTGTTGAATTATTTGAACACGGAGGTGGCGAACTTGGCGGCAGAGCTTGGGGAACACAAACCACTAGGCTTTAAACTCAAGCCGTGGGCGAAAAACATTTCGGCACGGATTGCGGAAAGCTCGGTAGACGAGTGCAAGCAGGTGGTGGATTACCTTGTCGCCAAATGGGGACGAGACGGCAAAATGCGGGAATATATCTGCCCTAAAACGATTTTCCGAGCCAGCAATTTTGCGGATTATTTGCCGAAATCCCACGCTTGGGCAGCCAATGGCAAGCCGGTTTGCGTGAATGGTAAATGGGTTGCACCGACAGAGCTAGAAAAACGCTTGATTATGCCGACGATTGAGGAGGTCAAAGCATGGTATCAAAAATCGCTCGGGATTGGCAATCCGTTCAAAACGTTGGATTTTTCCGACAAGCGCAACTTGGTGCTGTATCACGCCACGATCGCAACCAAGAATAAAAAACCGTTAGAGCGTGAGTTATTGATGGTGATTAGTCAGGCGATTAAAGATACGGTAGAGCATGTGGACACGTTGCGAGTGCCGAGTTTTGAGTAGAGGGAAGTATGAGTGATTTTGATAGAGATAGTTATCGTACACCAAGCTATTTATTCCATTGGCTAAATAGACGATTTCATTTTGACTTTGACGGCTGTGCTAGTGAAGAAAATGCCTTGTGCCAATTCTATTGTTCTGATGATAGAGAAGGTGGATTTTTAACATTTGATCCATTTGATTGTGAATGCGACGTATTTAAACCAACGAGCATTTTTATCAATCCACCTTATAGTAATCCAACCGATTTTATTAAAAGAGCCATTTGGTGGAAAGAATACAATCGATTGGTTGTAATGCTTTTACCAGCAGACAAAACAACGGAATGGTTCAAACTAATTGAGAAACACGCAACAGAAGTGATTGAGATTGTTGGCTATCACGATGAAAAAGGTAAATGGCGTACTGGACGTATCCAATTTATTCACCCGGTAACAGGAAAACCGACACAAGGTAATAATAAAGGCTCAATGATTGTTGTGTTTGATCCGTTAGTGCAGGGGATGGTGACGCGGCAGGTTAGCTTGGATTTTATTAAGCAGTGGGGAAAATAGAATGAATTACTGGGAATTATTTATTGGTATTGGTGCGGTGATTGGCGTGATGATTTTATTAATGTGTATTGGCGTATTTATGCTATTGGCTAAAGCCTATGAAGACACCGAGAAATGGGGGCAATAATGGCGGAAGGTTTGCTACTTACCCCTTACTTTCAAACTGAAGTTGGCATTGTGTTTTTCCGTGTGCCTAAAGATGTTTCTCCTGCCGCATTCGGTGAGCGGACATTGTTGCAACCTGCACCGACTGATTTAGCGACGGTTAAATCAGGTAAGGTTGCAAATTTTTCGGCAAATTTGACCGCTTGCAAGGAATTGACCGCATTTGCGAAAGCACAAGCGGTGCGTAAACGGTTGAATGAGCGAGATAAATCCTATGGCGAGTTGCCTTATCAGCGGTTTGTGAAATCGATTCAGACTTGCCAGTGTCGAGACGGTAAGTATTGCCACCCCGAGAAAACGCAGGTGGAAACGGAAAACGGTATGGTTCAGCTCTGTTGGCATCACGACCGTTTGCGCATGGAAGATAAGATAGGGGCAGATTGCTTGGCGGAAATAGCCGATAAAAACTGGGAACTGTTCATTGCCCAAACTATCCGCCAAACCTTAGGTAAACAAGATAAGACGATTGAATTTTCGGATTTGGTGTTGTTTGCCTTAATTAAAGGGCTGATTAATGAACTGGATAGCGACAGACTACAGCGCTTTCTAAAATATCCTGATTTGCCCGAAAGCAGCGTAACGAAAGAGAGCAGTATTGGTTTTGATGTGCCAAATGCGAAAGTAAACTTGAAAACGTGGGGCGAGAAATTAAAGCTGAAAGTGGAACCAGAGCCGTTAGCGGCGTTTCTTGCCATCCCGAAATTACAGCGGTTCGAGTGGCGGAAATGGTTGCAATATGTAAAAGCTCAACCCTGCGTATGCTGCGGACAGCAAGCGGACGACCCACATCATCTTATTGGGTATGGCGGAGCAATGGGGAGCAAACGGCACGATTTATTTACTCTACCCCTATGCCGTATTCACCATGACGAATTACATCACAACGTGGCTAAATTTGAGGCGGATTATGGCTCTCAATCTGATTTGTTGGTTAAGGTTTTAGATAGAGCCTTAGGTTTGGGGGCGTTAGTCATTGATGGTTGAATTAATACTACCCTATCCGCCAAGCGTGAATAACTATTGGCAACGTGTCGGCAGAAACAAAATGGCGGTTAGCCCTCGTGGTAAAAGTTACCAATGGGCGACATTTGTGGCCAGTCGAGGTAAACCAAAGTTTGGCGGTCAGGTGGAAATTGAGTGCGATGTGTATTTCCCCGATAACCGAGATCGGGATTTGGATAACTTAGGCAAGTGCATTTTAGATTCGTTGGTATATAGCAAAGTGATTGTTGATGACTCCCGGCACTATGTCAAAAAGCTGACATTTGAGGACAAGGGCAATCAAAAAGGCGGTGCAGTAATTGTAAGGATTAAGGAGAGGCTAGATGTTAATTGATATTAAGGGTATTTTACGTTTTTGGGGCTATTCCGCCAATGGCAGACTTGGTACAGAGTTCCCCTGTGTGGCGGCAGGTATGAAACCAGCCGTATCGGCAAGCAACCACCGCATATTACGTTTAACTGACGAATCCATTTTTGAAATTGACCGTTGTATCAAGCAACTTAAAGAGCAGGAGCCTCAACAATATGAGGTGCTGATTGGTCGGTATGCGGCGAGGGTGTCTGATAGACAGATTGAGCAAGTGTTAGGGATTAGCCACGCAACATTTTTACGAGAATTAGCCCAAGCGGAAATGTATGTATTAGGTGTGGTAGTTGGGTTAAAATTGGCGTTGGTGGTTTAGCAGGAGAAAAAGTATGAAACGTAACTGGGATTTAATCCGTAAAATTCTTATTAAGCTGGAAGAAAAAGCTGATAGTACCAGTTGGCTACAATCTGATGAAATCCAAGGATTTGACTCACGAACAGTAGCTTATCACTATGCCTTATTAACTGAAGCAGGATTAATTAAAAGTATTGATCTATCTGGTATGGAAGAAGAGGACTATGCTGCGCTTTCTTTGACTTGGCAGGGACATGAATTTTTAGATAAAATCAAAAATGAGAGAGTATGGAATAAAATTAAAAGTACTATACAAAGCAAAAGCCTTGATTTAAGTTTTGAGGCAATAAAAACTGTTGCAGCAAATTTGATTAGTTCAATGTTTTGATAATAAACAAGATGGAATATAACATGAATAAATATGAAGCCCTTGGAAGATATGTTGAAGCTAAAGAAGAATTAGAAAAATTGCAACGTACACGTGAAATATTTGCGGTGAAAATGTCTGAACAAGTCCATAGCTTACAAGGCAAAGGCGCAAAGAATTTACAACGCATTGCTTCTGAAATGGCAGAAACACTTGAAAAGTTTAACGAATGTAATGAAAAATGTGCTGATTTAGTTGAACAAGTTAATGAATATGCAGAAATTTGTGGTAGGCTAAAAGTAAGTTAATTTTTTGTTTAGTATCAACCTGCTTTAGACAATGTGATCTGCATCACAGAATGATTTTAAAGAACACGATAGAATATCAACTATTTTACCTATGGAGATTTTAAAATGAAAAAATTAGTTCTAGTTGGTTTTGTTAGTGCATTGTTGGCTGGGTGTACAGGCACTGTATTCAAGCCTATTGATTACACTATGAAATCCAAATTCAATGCTAGCCAAGCAGAAAAACAATTAAAACAAGGTACAGCTAATATTACTGGTAGTGCGTTTTTAAAACAAAGAGGTGGTTCAGTTGTTACATGTGCAGGGGAAGAAGTTGTATTAGTTCCTTATACAGATTACGCTAATGAAAAGATGTCTTTAATTTATGGAAATACTGAAAAGGGATTTCACAATTCAAAATCTACGCAATATAAATTATCAGGGGAAGATCCTGAATATAGAAAATTTGTCAAGTTTACAACTTGTGACGCCCAAGGTAAGTTTAGTTTTAATAACTTAGCAGATGGAACCTTCTTTATAACAACAAAAGTCCAATGGTCAGTGCATTATCAAAATTCAGAAGGAGGATATTTAATGCAAAAAGTATCTTTGAAAAAAGGCGAAAACAAGGATATTGTTTTATCTTATTAACGTATAAGCTGCCTAATAGCTAATATACTTGATTATGGAGAGAAGAATGAAAAAACTCTTATTCATCGGTTTAACAAGCCTTGTTCTATCTGCATGCTATTCTGGATTTACGCATACTAATAGCAATGGTTCAAAATGGGAGAAGAAAGAAGTTTATTCTGCACCACAAATTGATAATACCGACTCTAAAATAGAGGGAAAAAGCAGTCTATTTTCTCAGCCAAAAACAGAAAAATCAGTAGGTAAGCAATCAAAAACCAAAGCAATATCTGCGGCTAAAGTAAAAAAGAAATCTGTTTCATCATATCCCACTAAGAAACGTTATAGAAATTTTAGTAGTTGTGATTGCGGTTATGGTTATTGTTACGGACCAAGAGGTGGCAGATATTGCTACACATCCGGCGGTAACAAAAGCTATCGTTAAATTAACAAAGCCCTATTGCAATCAATAGGGCTTTATACTATTATTCATTCCATAGGTCTCAAAAGCCTTTTACATTCAGCGGTTAATTCACCCCGTCAGCGTGATTTTTTTGTACCTGCGATTTACACGCGGTCAAAAAACAACAATTTTTTACAATGGTCGGCAGTGCGAAGAATACAATACCCGCAAGGGGAATAATTCCGCCTGACTGAATGCAGGTTTTGAGCTGCCGACCGCCCTAACTCAAAATTAGGGATTTCTCTCAAAAGGAACATTCAGAATGACAACTCAAATTTCTACTCAATCTCAACTCTCCACATTCAACTTTGAGAACTCAGCAATCCGTGTTATCGCAGTAAGTGGCGAACCTTGGTTCGTTGCAAAAGATGTATGTGATGCTATCGGTATCGATAATAATCGTAAAGCTCTACTAGCATTAGACGATGATGAAAAGGGTGTAACTTTAAGTAACACCCTTGGCGGACAGCAGGAAATGAACATCATCAGTGAAAGCGGAATGTACACCCTAATCCTCCGTTGCCGTGAAGCTGTGAAAAAAGGTTCAGTGCCACACCGTTTCAGAAAATGGGTGACAGCCGAAGTGTTATCGCAAATTCGCAAGACTGGGCAATATTCGCAAAATAATCAGCAAATCGCACCGCTTGCAGAGCCTAAAATCACAATGGAGCTAACCAAAAAAGAATGGCTACGTTTCGCTTCAATGTGGTACGCCCTCTATAACAGCCTTGAAGTGCTTGCCACATTAGAAAAACCGTTGCGTGCGATTGGTTCACCGTTTGGGGCAACCGCCTACACTCACGCCACCGAGTATCAAACCACGCTTGGCGTAATGAAGCGGATACTTGAACCGATGTTAGCCGACTTCGAGGTCGATCCGTTTGAAGAGGCACACTACCACAAAGCCCTAACCACCTTAAGGCAATACCAGCCAAAAGGCTCAAGCGGCTTAGTCCGAATTTAACTTGCAAAAAAATCACATAATCCGACCGCTTGTAAAACAGCAAGCGGTGGATTTCTACACATGAAATTTGGGCGAGGTGCTGTATGTTGAAATATATTTTAGTCGGTTTATGCTTTGTTGGTGCGTATGCGTTAGATTTAAGTAGTGATTGCGATGGACATTATTGTGGCGGTAGTGTTCAACTGGTTAAAAAGTAATTGACAAGTTGCAACTAAAAGTATATTGTTTATGCAATCCTTGCGATTAGTGCAAGTGCATTACGCAACACTATTTTTATAGCCCTGATTGGTTTAGCCAGTCGGGGCTTTTTTATTGCCTCAAAAATGAGGTGGAGTATGAGATATATGAAAGATATGGGAACACAAAGCTATATTTGGTCTAGCTTTGGTGGTTTTATTGCGTGGTTGGGCGATCAGCAAAACTTAATGATATTAAGCCTAGCTATCGGTATTGTTACAGCTTGTGCGAATTTGTATCAGCGTTGTGAGGATGGTAAACGGCGCAAGCGTGAAGATGAGCGAGCAGAAGAAATGCACCAAGCAAAAATGGCAAGATTGAGAAAGGGGTTAAGTGATGAGTAAAAGTCTTAAATATGGCAGTGGTATCGTTTGTGGTATCGCTGCCATTATTGCATTAGTCGAATACCAACACCCTGAAATCCGCACTAGCCAAGCAGGGTTGGAGATTATCGGTAATGCAGAAGGATGTCGTCGAGATCCATATAAATGCCCTGCTGATGTAATTACGGTTGGTATCGGTTCGACCGAATTTGGCGGAGAGAAGATTGATCCAAGCCGTATTTATTCCGATAAAGAAATCGCTGACCGCTGGGCAAAAGATTTAAAAATTGCGGAAAGTTGTGTCAATCGCTATGGCAACGGTAAGCGTATTCCGCAAGGTGCATTTGATTCTGCGGTTTCGCTAACCTTTAATGTTGGTTGCAATACGGCAAGAAAATCTACCTTGTTTCGCAAGTTAAACGCTGGCGATATTCGTGGGGCGTGCAGTGAATTTCCTCGCTGGGTTTATGCTAGCGGTAAAAAATTGCGAGGCTTGGAAATCCGCCGAGAAAAGGAGCGAGCATTATGTTTAACTGGATTAGTGGCACGATAGCCATTGTAATTTTGGGCTTGTGTGTATGGTTATGGAGTCAGTCGCAGATGATAGATAACTTAAGAGCCGAAAACCAAACGCAAGCCCAAACCATTGAGCAGCAGCAAAAAGCTAATCAACGGCTTGCTGATACGCTAGAGCAAGAGCGACAAGCGGTCGAAAAAAGCCAACAAATTGCAAATGAGCTGCGAAATAAAGTGGAGATTGTTCAAAATGAGATTAAGTCAATTCTCGCCCAAGACAGTTGTGCTAAAGCTGATTTGCCTAATGGCGTGGCTGATAGTATTAAGCGGCTGCACCGGCAGAACAATCACAAGCACTGAGTATTTATATCCGCCTGCGGCTTACCTTGTGCCGTGTGTGCGGACAGAATTTAGCGGCAAAACCTATGGCGATACGGTCGAGTATCTCATCAAAGTGATGGGAGAACGTGATTTGTGTGCTAATCAAATAGACCGAATCAGAGAGTGGCAGGCACAGACTAAACAGGGTTTCAAATGACCTTGCGGGCTAAACCGCTATGATGTGTGGGGGCGTAACAGCTCCCTTTTTATTTGTATTACATTACTTAGTTATGCTTTTGATTGTATCAAGATCATAACTAAGTAATGTGTTGCATAGTTTGTAAAAGGTACTCCCGAGGGGATACCCCTTTCCACGGGGTTGCAGCGGCGCGGTTTTCGGCAGTTTTTTGGATTTCTAGGCATCATCATCTTCCTGTGATGTTGCCGTTTTTTTAGGCGGTTTTGATTTTTTAGGATTTGAGCAAATGGATAACTTATTTGATCTAAAACTTAACATCAATCAGATCGCCGAACTCACCGGATTGCACCGCCAGACAGTATCTCAGCGAGTGGCAGGACTCACACCATCGCTTGGCAGTAACAGCAAATTAAAGCTCTATGCGTTGCGTGATTTAATCCTCACCGGATTGGCAGAAAAGATGTCGGCAGATGTCGATAGCCTCTCTCCGGTTGATCGCAAGGCATTTTGGCAAGCGGAAAACGAACGTCTCAAATATGAGGAGAAAACAGGCGAGCTAATCCCAGCCTCCGAAGTGGCGTTTGAAATGGGCGCAATGGCAAAAGCCGTGGTGCAAACACTCGAAACCTTGCCGGATATATTGGAACGGGATTGTGGATTGCAGCCGAAAGCGCTTATCCGAGTACAACAAGTGATTGATGATGTGCGAGATCAGATGGCCCTACATATCCAACAAGCCCCAACGACCGAACAGGGAGATGACTAATGTTTGCAAGTGCCAAAGAAATCCGCCGTGATATGGCGAACGCTGTCAAAGCTCCTCGCCGAATGAAAGTCTCCGATGCCGTAGCGGAATATATGCGTGTACCACTTGGCGGAGGCAACTCGGTCAAATGGGATAAGCACACCGCCGCCTATATGTTAGAACCGATGGACTGCCTCAATAGCCGAGAATACGATGCGGTGATTTTTGTCGGCCCGGCACGAACGGGGAAAACCATCGGCTTGATAGATGGTTGGATTACTTATTCAATCATTTGCGATCCGTCTGATTTCTTGTTAGTGCAACTAACCCAAGAGAAAGCGAGCGAGCATAGCCGAAAACGACTGGATCGCACTTTTCGTTGTTCGCCCGAAATTGCCAAACGGTTAAGCCCACGCAAAAACGACAATAACGTCCACGACAAGTATTTCCGAGCTGGTAATCTGCTCAAAATCGGCTGGCCGTCTATCAATGTGCTGTCATCGTCCGATTACAAATACGTTGCTTTAACCGACTACGACCGCTGGCCGGAAGATGTGGACGGTGAAGGTGACGGTTTCTCCCTTGCCTCTAAACGTACCACCACCTTTATGTCGGCAGGTATGACACTGGTGGAGAGTTCGCCCGGCAAAGATATTGTCGATCTCAAACACTTGCCAAAAACTACTCACGAGGCACCACCAACAACAGGCATTTTAAGCCTCTACAATCGAGGTGATCGCAGACGATTTTACTGGCAATGCCCTTGTTGCTCAGAGTATTTTGAGCCGTCAATGGCAAATATGGTTGGCTACCGAGAAGAGAGCGATTTTGTCAAAGCCAGCGAAAACGCACGGCTACAATGCCCCCACTGCCAAGCCTTGATTGCGCCAGAACTCAAACGAGAGCTAAACATCAAAGGCGTATGGCTTAAAGAAGGGCAGAAAATTAATGCAAGCGGTCAAATTACGGGCGAAAGTCGCAAATCCCGCATAGCCTCATTTTGGCTAGAAGGCCCTGCGGCAGCCTACCAAACGTGGGCGCAACTCACCTACAAGTTGCTGAATGCTGAACACGAGTATGAGATGACCGGCAGCGAGGAAACCCTCAAAGCAGTAACGAATACTGACTGGGGACTCCCCTATTTGCCACGCTCTGCATTAGAACAACGTCGAGCCGATGAATTGATGGAACGCCGTGAAGAGGTTGAAGAGAAAACCGTACCACCACAATGTCGCTTTATCGTGGCTGCAGTCGATGTACAGGGTGGTAAAAACCGCCGATTTGTGGTGCAGATGGTCGGCTACGGTGAGAATGGCGAACGCTGGTTGATTGACCGCTACAACATCTCGCACACGCTACCTGATGGCGATGGTGTGATTGAGAAAATCGACCCTCGTATTCCCGAAGATTGGCATATTCTGATCTCCGATGTTCTCGAAAAGCGCTATGCCCTTGCTCATAAGCCGAACGACTTTATGCCGATTTTGGCAATGGCAGTGGACAGTGGTGGCGAAGAGGGCGTAACCGACAACGCCTACCAATTTTGGCGAAAATGCCGCCGAGACGGCTATGCGAAACGGGTCTATTTGGTGAAAGGCGACAGCACCAAACGGCAAAAGCTCATCACCAAAACGCACCCCGACAATACCTCACGGAGCGACAGACACGCCTCCGCACGCGGCGATGTACCGTTGTATTTGCTCCAAACCGACTATCTCAAAGATCGGATTAACAACGCCCTATCCCGTGATACGGTGGGGGCGAACTACATCCACTTCCCCGACTGGCTAGGTGAATGGTTTTTTAACGAATTGACCTACGAAGAACGAGGAGCCGACGGTAAATGGCGGAAACCGGGCAAAGGCAATAACGAAGCCTTCGACCTGTTCTGCTATGCCCACGCCATTGCAATTTTACGAGGCTACGAACGAATCAAATGGGGCGATGAAAACGATGTGCCAAGCTGGGCAAAACTGCCCGACATCAACCTTAACATCATTCGGGAAACGCCAAGAACGGCTGAACAAGCGGTCGAAATTGAAGAAAAATCCGCAAAACCACAACCTAAACCCACCAAAGCAAAAAGCAGTTGGTTAAGTGGTGGCGGTAGAAAAACAGGAGGCTGGCTATGAGCCTTTACACCATAGACGAACTTGAACAAAAAATTCGCGCGCTTGATGAAAAAATCGAAACTGCCCAATCACAGGTGAGCTTTAACGGGCGGTCGGTATCCTATCAAGTGGCGGAATTAACTAAACAGCGTGATCGCTATCAAACAATGCTGGAAGAACAGCTTGCCCAAAGCGGGCAACGCACTAAACAGCATCGAATTAAATACGCGAGGTTTATCTGATGAATTTATTGGAAAAAACCATTGCAGCCCTTTCCCCAAAATGGGCGGCAAATCGCTCCCGAAACCGATATGTGCTGAATGCTTATGAGGCGGCACAACCAAGTAGAACCCATAAAGCACAACGAGAAGGGAAAGGGGCAAATGCCACCGTTCGCACAAGTGCGGTGAGCCTACGTGAACAGGCACGGGCGTTAGACCAAAATCACGATATTGTGATCGGCATTTTAGACAAAATGGAAGAACGGGTGATTGGCTCGAAAGGCATTCATATTGAACCGCAACCGCTCACTATGGCTGGTGATGTCCACGAAGAATTAGCGGGGCAAATCCGCAAGCTGTGGGCGGAATGGTCGGTGAAACCGGATGTGACGGGCTTATACACTCGCCCACTACTGGAGCGAATGTTACTTCGCACTTGGCTACGAGATGGCGAAGTCTTTGTTCAGCTAGTAAAAGGCAAAGTATCAGGCTTGGAACACGGGTCACAAGTGGCATTTTCTCTAGAGGCATTAGAACCGGATTTTGTGCCAATGCAATCCGATGAGGCAAAAAACGGCTTGGTGCAAGGCGTGTTTCTCAATGCGTGGCGGAAACCGACCGCTTACCAAGTCTATTTGGATAATCCGCAAGAAAGTAACGGAATGTACGGCAAAGTGAAAACCGTGTCGGCAGAAAATATGTTGCACCTCGCCTTTCGTAAGCGGTTACATCAAATTCGTGGCGTGAGTATGTTGCACGGCGTGATTGTGCGCTTGGCGGATCTGAAAGAGTACGAAGAGAGCGAACGAGTCGCCGCACGCATTGCCGCAGCGATGACGATGTATATCAAAAAAGGCGATGCGGCACTGTATGATGACGACAGTAACAGCGATGGCAACCGCCTGTTTGATATTGCCCCCGGTGCGGTGATTGATGATTTAAAACCGGGTGAAGACATCGGCTTAATCAATTCCAACCGCCCGAATGTGAATTTGGAAACCTTTCGCAATGGACAGCTTAGAGCGACTGCTGCTGGTACACGGTCGAGCTATTCGAGCATTGCCCGAGACTACAACGGCACTTACTCCGCCCAGCGACAAGAATTGGTTGAAAGTTTTGAAGGCTATGCGGTATTGCAAGATGCGTTTGTGGCAGCAATCAGTCGCCCGATTTATCGGGAGTGGCTCAAAATGGCGATTGCCTCACAAGCTATCAAAATCCCGTCCGATATTGATGAAAGATCGCTGTTTAATGCCGTCTATTCCGGCCCTGTAATGCCGTGGATTGACCCAATCAAAGAGGCGAATGCGTGGAAAGAGCGGATTAAAGGCGGTTTGGCAACCGAAGGGCAAGCGATTCGAGCCAGTGGCAATAACCCAGCCGAAGTCAAACGGCAACGGATTGTCGAGATCAAAGAAAATGCTCGTGAGGGATTGAAATTTGATACCGATTTAACCAATACACAAGGATTAAAAAATGAAACGAACGAACGCAATTTTGAGTCCGGTCGCAATAGCAGTACAAGCGACGAAGACGAATAATCAGTCGTGGTTTACGATTAAAGCTGCTGCCAATGACACCGCCGAGATCAGCATTTATGACGAAATCGGCTTTTGGGGAGTGACTGCCCAACAATTTGCCAAAGACTTAAAAGCCCTTGGCAACAACTTAAAACAGATCAACCTGCATATCCACTCGCCCGGCGGTGATGTGTTCGATGGCATTGCCATTTACAACCTGCTAAAAAATCACCCTGCTAACAAGACCGTCTATATTGACGGTCTTGCTGCATCTATGGCTAGCGTAATTGCAATGGCAGGCAACGAAATCATTATGCCAGAAAACGCGATGATGATGATCCACAAACCGTGGGGCATTCAGGGCGGTGATGCCGATGATATGCGCAAATATGCGGATTTACTGGATAAAGTCGAAAGCACGCTGATTATGGCGTACGTCGCTAAAACCGGCAAATCCGAAACAGATTTAGCAGAAATGCTAAAAGAAGAAACGTGGCTCACAGGCAAAGAATGCGTAGAGCAAGGTTTCGCAGATAAACTAGCCGAACCCCTTGTGGCGATGGCTTGTATCCAATCCAAAAAATTAGAGGACTATACAAAAATGCCTGATAAAATCAAAAATATGCTGTTTGCACCACAAGGCAATGCAGGGGCTGCAAACCCAACGCCTGAACAACCCCAACCCCCAGCGCAAGCGGTCGAAAATCCGCAAAATGTTGCAAAACCAGATGCAATGGCGGTACTAGCTCAACGCAATGCGGCTATCAAAGCGACCTTTGCCGCTTTCGGTAATCAGTTTGACGGCTTACTGGCGGATTGCTTGGCGGACGTGTCAATGACCGCTGAGCAAGCGAAAGATAAACTGCTTGCCAAACTGGGTGAAAACACCACTCCAAGCGTGCCTCAAAACCATATCCACGCCGGTAACGGTAACATCGTTGGTGACAGTGTAAAACAGTCTTTAATGGCTCGTGCCGGTCAAGATACCGATAAAACCAACGCTAAAGACAATGCCTACAACGCAATGACCTTGCGTGAATTGGCTCGTGCCTCATTGGTCGATCGTGGTGTGGGTATTGCGGGCTACACCCCAATGCAGATGGTTGGTCTTTCCTTTACCCATTCCAGCTCCGACTTCGGTCAAATCTTGATTGATGTGGCTCACAAATCTCTACTCAAAGGTTGGGAAACTGCCACCGAAAACTACGAGCAATTCACCACCCGTGGCATTCTCACTGACTTCCGTCCGGCAAAACGTATCGGTTTGGGTGAATTTGGCTACCTACCGGAAGTGGGTGAAGGCGAAGAATATACCTACGGCACGCTCGGTGATGAAGGGGCATCTATCGCTCTGGCCACCTACGGGCAACTGTTTAGCATTACCCGTCAGGCTATCATCAATGACGATATGCACCTTTTAACCAAAATCCCTGAAAAAATGGGGCAAGCGGCAAAAGCCACTATCGCCAAATTGGTGTTTGCCTTAATCACCGGCAACGCTGTCGTCCAAGACGGAAAAAAACTGTTTGATAGCAGCCATAAAAATACGCTTGCGAATGCGAAGTTAGATGTTGAGCATATCGACAAGGCAATCCAGTTGATGAACGGTTTTGTCAATAGCCGTGGCGAACCGCTCTCGATTGAGCCGGAATTTATGTTACTTCCAACCTCACTGCATACCAAAGCGAAACAAATTTTAGGCTCGGCAAGCGTTGAGGGTGCAGATATCAACAGCGGTATCATTAACCCGATCCGTGATATTGTTGATCCGATTAAATCAGCCCGTTTACAAATTGCCGATCCGAAATCGTGGTACTTGCTCAATAAAGAGGCGATTGAAGTCTCTTATCTGGACGGGGTGGACAGCCCTTACATCGAGCAACAACACGGTTTTACGGTGGACGGTGTTTCGACCAAAGTCCGTATTGATGCCGGTGTCAATGTGATTGACTATCGTGGCGTGGTGAAAGTGACCAACGCTTAATTTAAACAATTTAAAACCTGACCGCACTTTTTATAGTGCGGTTTTTTGTTATCCGAAAAAAGGAAAAAACTATGGCAAAAAACTATATCCAAAACGGCAATACGGTGCGTCTAACCGCCACCAAAGCTATCAAATCAGGCGATGTTATTGTTGCTGAAGATTTAATTGCGATTGCGGTTTCTGATGCGGCAAAAAATGATGCAGTAGTTGGCTTAACTACCGGTGTTTTTAGCGTAAAAGCTAAACAAGCAGACGACATCAAACAAGGTGCAGTGTTGTACTGGTCTGAAACAGAGGGCGCAACTCTCACCGCAGGCTCAAATAAACGACTTGGTATTGCGTGGAAAGACTCTGGCACATCATCTAATCAAGTTGATGTGAAAATCAATGTCTAGCCCATTTGAGCAGGCAATGGCTGCCGCTGATCAAACTATTCAGCAAACGATGATGAGTGAATGGCTGATTGGCGGTAAGCCTTACCCTGCGACATACGATGAGGCACCGGCGATTTTTAATGGCTTACACTCAAGCGATGACCGAGCTATCCACGGCACGGAACGAACCTTGACCCTATTCCGGGCAAGTGGTTATAAACCAAAATTGGACGACCGAGTGAGCGGAAACGGCAAGAAATATCTTGTTAAATCCTATCACTTTGTCGATCAGTTAATCGTATTGCAATTGGAGTAAGTTATGGGTTCTAAAGTGACTGGTCTAAAAGAATTGCAAGCCTCTCTGAAAAAAATCGCTAAGCAAACCATTCCCAAGGCAGCAGCTCAAGCAATCCGTACTGTTGGGCGACAGGCAATGAATAAGGCGGTTAAATCTGTGGCGACAGAGATTGGCGTAAACCAAAAGACCATCAAAGGTAGAGCAAGAATGACGGCAAAACCAACACCGTCCCGCTTGCAAGCCACGATTAAAGTTAATCGTACCCATATGCCGATGATTCGCATTTTGGAGCGAAAGTCGAACCGCTTGTCGGCGACCAAAGGCAGTATTCGGGTCGCTAAATATACGGTGCAACGAGGCTTCAGCCAGCGACTTGCCAACGGGCGCACCCATATTATGTACCGACAAGGGCGTAAACGCTACGGCATTGATGTGGCAAAAGTGCCGTTATCTCAACCCCTTACGCAAGCCTTTGAGCAGGAATTGAAAAACTATCCCGAACAAGTACAGGCTGAATTAGCGAAACAACTGGCAGGCAAACTATGAAAATCCATACCCAAATCCGCAGAGAAGTCCTTGCCTTATTAGCGGCAAAACTCACGGATATTGGACATTTTTATAATGGGCAACCGAATTTCATTGATATTGAAGAACAACAGCTTGCCGTCTCTGTGTCTCTTGATGAAATTAGTCGTCAAGAACTCACCCTATGCGATGAGCAGTGGACAGCGCAACTCAACATCACGATTTATCTGAAATCATTTGATGAAGCAGAAGATGAATTAGACGACTGGGCGGAGAAAATCCGTTCGGTGATTGAAACACAGTCTGCATTTGAACATTTAGAGTGCATCAGACTTGCTCAATTTCAATATGAACAAGACCAAAATCAAAGAACTTGGCACTCAGCCACATTGATTTTTGAAGTCGAATACTAACCAATAATCCAGAGAGGAGAATTTACAATGGCAAAAACCACCAAAGTCCAAGGCACGAAATTCCGTATCGGCATTGGACGAGACACCCAGAAAGCGATTACCGCCATCACCTTAGCCACCGCTACGCTCACCATTGCCAGCTCAGGCTATAAAAAAGGTGATGCTATAGAAATTACCGGTTGCGGTCAGTTAGACGGGATTTATCCTGTGCTGTCCGTCACAGGCGATCAGGTCAAACTTTGCGAAGAGGTGAACTGGACGGGTAAAGATTTACCGGCTAATTACACCAAAGCCAAAGCTGCTTTAGTACAATACTCAGACCAATTCTGTTCGGTAAAAAACATTGAAAAATCTGATGATACGTTAAGTACCGAAGATGTTACAACGGTCTGCTCGGAAGGTACAGAAACCGAACCCGGCGAAATTGAATTTGGCTCAATTAAACTGAGCTTTTTCCACAAGCCAAGTACGGAAATGCAAACCCGCTTACGCAAATTGTTTTATGACAAATCAACCTTTGCGTATAAATTAGAATTACCTGATAACCACGGGACAACCTATGGAGAAGGCTTTATTGAGGCTGGTAACGGCTTTAGCGGCGAAGTTAAAGGCAAATATGAAGGCTCAGTGTCAATTAAACCGAGCAAACGTGATTATTTGCTAGTGTAATTACAAAATATTGCTCCAAATCGACCGCTTGTAATGTTGCAAGCGGTCTTTTTTATCCCAAGTTTTACAAAAGGAAAACACTATGACACTGCGTGAAAAACTCTTAGCCAACAAACCTAAATTACAACCTATCGACATCAACGGCGAGACCTACTACCTGCGTGAAGCCACCGTTGGCGATATGAACAAGCAGATTTTTGAAACCCGAAGCTGGCTCATTCAACAAGCAGAACAGGAAAATATTGAATTACCGGCAGAAGATGATGAAACCTTTGACGAAGCTCTCAACCGTTTTGGCGAAAAATACCGCCTTGCTCAATCGGTTGCCTACCGCTTGTGTGATGAAAACGGTGCGTTACTGTTTAACCCACTTAACATTGACGATCTCAATGCGATTGCCGAATTAGACAGTAAAGTGATTATCGACTTTAACCAAGCTGTTTCTGCCCCAAAAGACTCAGCGAGCGAAGAAAGTTCCAGCTAACCCTTTCGCTCGCCTTGGGCAAAAGCCTTGAAGAAATCGAACAAATGCCAGAACGCCACTTTAACGAATATCAGCTTTTCTACCAAGAGCAGCCATTTGGCTTGTGGCGGGAGGATTACCGCACCGCCCAACTTGCCCATTTAACTGCAATGATAAATCGTGATCCGAAAGGCAAAGTCCCTGAACTTGCAGAATTTATGCCGTTTTTTAATAGGGCTGATGAAGTAGAAGCAAACAAAGATGATGGCGTTGCGGATTATCTTTCTAAAAGATAATTATCCATTGAATTTTTTACTCATAGCATATATATTAAGACAAAAGATGGTTAGGAGGTAAATATGATTGATAAAGTATTTTCTACATTAGGAATTATGTTGTTACTATTTCTATTATTTGTATTTATCCCTCAGCCATACGGTGTAATTACTGTTATTGCATTGCCAATTATATTTTTTATTGGTATTAATCTTTATGCTTATTTTAGTGTAAAAAGTAAGATTGTGATAACGAAAGACGAAAGTCGTTATAATGAATATTGGAATAATATAAAAATCAAGTTGTAGTTGTGTTGTAGCTCCCTTTCTCATTTTGCAGTGCTACAATACTAAAAATGAAAGAAAGCTCGCTTTATGCGGGCTTTTTTATTGGAGAATATCATGTCATCACTTGGACAGCTGAATATCAATCTAACACTGGAAAGTACAAAATTTCAATCGGCATTGAGTAAATCCGACTATGAAGCGCAAAAATTTGCTAAAAATTTTGTGTTGAATCTAGATAAGGCTGAAAAGCAGGCAAAACAGTTTGCAGATCGCTCTACGCAATATTTAAAAAATATTGAAAATGCTGCAAAAAGTATCAATAGCAATACAAATTTTTCATTTTTTACTGCTTTATCAAGTTATGCTCAGTCTGCTACAAGTAAAATTACTAACTATACAGATAGTTATATTGAACTTTCAAATAAACTCAAATTAGTAACTAATAGCGAAAATGAGCAAGCAAAAGCAATGGCTGTTGTTTTTGATATATCTCAGCGTACAAGCCAATCAATGAATGCAACATCTAGTGTTTATGCTCAATTCGCGTCTAATGCGGATAAATTAGGGTTAAGCCAAAGTAAAGTTGTGCGCTTGACTGAAACTGTCTCTAAAGCAGTGGCGATGAGTGGTGTAAGTGCTGCAAATGCTCAGGCAGGGTTAATACAATTCGGACAAGCTCTTGCCTCAGGTACTCTTAGAGGACAAGATCTCAATTCTGTTATTCAACAAATACCTGGTCTAGCCGCTGCCATAGCAAAAGGATTAGGAGTTACTACGGCAGAATTAAAAGAAATGGGAGCTAAAGGGGAATTAAGCGTAACTAAGATTGTTACTGCATTATCAAATGCTCAAAGCTCTGTCGATAAAGACTTTGAAGGTCGTGTAAAAACGATATCCGGAGCATTTACCAATTTAGAGAATGCCGCAATAAAATGGGTTGGAGAAACAGATAAAGCATTTGGAGCCAGTGAAAAATTTGCTAGTGGAATCGAAATGCTTGCTGAAAATATTGGGACTTTATCCCCTTTACTAATTGGTGCAAGTTCTGCTTTTGTTACTTTTTATGCAGGGAATAAAATTACATCCATTACCAGTATGGCTGCTGCAACAGCGAAACATAGATGGGAAATCTTTCAGAAAGCCAAAGAATTAAATAATGAACGTAATGCAGCTATTCAAGCTACGATTGCTGAAAAAAATAAGATTGCAACAGAATTAACCCATACGCAATCTTATATTCGTAATTTACAAGCTCAACTTAATTTAGCAACAACTGAAAAGCAACGTTCCCTATTAAGTGCAGAACTACAAGTCCAAACGGTCAGAGAAACCAATTTAATTAATGCGAAAACTGCGGCTGTCGCACGCTTGGCAACGGCTCAAAAAGCAACCACAGCATTTGGAGCAGCATTAGGATTAGTAGGTGGACCACTCGGCGCTTTATCACTTGGATTAGGTGTTGCCATTCCATTATTAATGGATTTCATCACAAACTCTGAGCAATCTAAACAAAAAGCTCTCGAATTTGCTCAATCTCTCGATCAAATCAAAGAACGATTACCTCAAATGACCAAATTGGAATTAGAGGTAAGCATTAATGATACTCAAAATAGCATTAAAGCTCAGAAAGAGAAAATTAAAGAACTCACTAAGGAGCTTGAGAAATTAGAGAAAACCGCCAACCAGACACATATGAGCGGCTACAATGCTGGGCAAATTTACCAAATTGCTAAATCTGCCGAACAGATGCGTAAAGAAATGGCTGCGGTAACTGCCAAAAAACGTGAGCTTGAAATAGCCAATCAAGATCTCGAACGTACGGAACAATCGCTTGCAGAGCAGATGAAAAATGTGCCACTTACTGAAATAAGGCAACAATTTATAGATCTCTATCCGCATATCGATCAAAGTCAAATAAAGGTTGATGGTTTAAATATTGCTATCGGTAATTTTACCGTCAAATCACCGGAGATGGTTATTGCTGCTAATAACATTGCTAATGCTCTTGGTGGTGTTGCCGGTGAGGCAATGCGAGCGGCGGTGATGGTCGCAAATTTGTCTGGTATGGGTTTAAATATTGGTGATGGTGGCGTTGTATCTGACAAAGCTCAAAAATATATCGACCGTTTAAATAAGCAAACTAAAATCAGCCAATTAAAACGGGAGGGCAAAACCGATGAAGCGAATAAATTACAGGCGGAACTGAACCTTGAAGGGCAAGATTTTACCGGGTTGGATTATCAAAAAGCCTACGAGGCTCAACTGGCTAATCTTAAAGAAAGTGATATTAAGTCAGCGCAGAGTAAGGCTCAAAAAGAAGCAGAAAAAGCGGCTAAAAAGCAACAGCGTGAAGCCGAACGCTCTGCTGAAAGTTATCAAAACCAAGTGGCGGAGATGACAAACCGTTTAGCAGGATTAAAAGCTGATGCAGCAGATATTGCTATTTTTGGTAAAGTGTCGGACTATCAAGAAGTGCGAAAACTCACTGAAGATATTGCGCTTAATGCTGAAAAATATAAAGGCTACGGCGAACAAGGTGTGGCAAAACTCAAAGCATTAGCTCAAGACATCGATAGAGCATCTGCGCATAAGGCGATTGCAGTATGGGAAAAGCAGAGCAAAGAACGGATATCTGACTTACAATTTGAAGTTTCACTCGTTGGCCAATCTGCTGAACAGCAGGAAATCTTACGCCATTTCCGCCAAATGGATTTGGAAGTGCAACAGCTTAAAGTGGGAATGCTTGCCGAAGAGAGTGCGAAACTTGATGAAATTCTTGCCAAATACAAGCAAGACTACGAAGAGCAGGAACGCCAACGAAAGCAAGCACAAGCCGACTACAATGCCGATTGGAAAAATGGTGTGCTTGCAGGTTGGGAAGAAATTCAAGCAAATGTGAGTGATGTTGCAGGCAATATGCAGAACATCACTATTGGGGCGTTTAATTCAATGTCGGATAGCTTGACCGAATTTGTGATGACAGGCAAAGCCGATTTCCGTTCAATGACGGTGTCTATTCTCAACGATCTTGCCAAAATGCTCGTAAGAATGACAATGGTACGAGCAATGCAATCAATGATTGGCGGTTATGCGAATGGTGGTTTAGTCACAGGTGCAAACTTTGCTATTGGTGGCTACACTGGTGATGGTGGTAAATACACCCCTGCTGGTATTGTCCACAAAGGCGAATATGTAATTACCAAAGAAGCCACAAGCCGAATTGGACTAGATTACCTCAATTATCTCAACTACGGCAAAGGTAAACGAGGTTTTGCGACGGGTGGCGGTGTCAGTGTGCCACGAGTGCCGAGTGTTTATCAAAATGTTGGCGGTGCAACGGCTCAAAATAATGAAGTGAGTATTACCATCAACATTGATAGCAACGGTAACGAAAGCGTAGAAACCACTGCTCAACAAGGCAAACAACTCGGTAATCTTATTCAAGCCAAAGTGCTGGAAGTACTGGCAAGAGAAAGACGAGTTGGCGGAATGTTGGCATAGGAGAAAATATGGAAACCTTACCCTTCTGCCCCCAACCAGGCTACACGGTTGAAAACGAACCACGCCGCAAAGTTCACGACTTCGGCGATGGCTACCAACAACGCCGAGCAGACGGTTTAAACCCACTGCAACGCAAATTTTCTGTCTCGTTCAATTTGAACCACAAACAAGCGGTGATTTTGGACGATTTTTTTGCAAAACACAGTGGCGTAACGGCTTTTCAGTTCAAAGACAAAGAGAGTGGCAAACACTACAAAGTTGTTTGCCCGAAATGGTCTAAAACTACCAAAAAACAGCACACGCAGTTTAGTTGTGAGTTTGAGGAGAGTGCTTAATGCCCACCGACATTTCCAACAAATTCAAACTTGAGCTTTCACAGCTTGAGCAAACCGCACTTATCAGCCTGTTTGAAGTGGATTTAACTAATCTCACAGGTAAAGATGGTGAGCAAGGAGAGCTGTACCGCTTTTATGCCGGTACAAACGAACTCAGCCAACCGATAATTTGGCAGGGGAATGAATACACGCCTTTTCTTGTAAAGGCGGAAGGTTTCGAGCTTTCAGGCAGTGGGCCATCAAACCGTCCAACGCTCACTGTGAGCAATTTTGACGGCTTTATTACCGCCCTTGCGACGAATTATGAGCAGTGTTTAGGAGCAGTGGTACGCAGACGGCAGGTGTATGCCAAATATCTCGATGCGGTCAATTTTGAGCAGGGCAACCCCAATGCTGATCCACAACAAGAGCGAGTGAGCTACTACATCGTTGAACAGCTTACGACACTCACCGATGAAGTGGGCGTATTTACGCTTGCTTTGCCCACCGAAACGGACAATGCCGTCATCAACGCACGCACCATTTTAACCACCTGCAGTTGGGTATATCGCTCCAGCGAATGCGGCTATACAGGCGGAGCGGTAGCCGATGAAAAAGACCAACCCACCACTGACCCGAAAAAAGATAAATGTTCGGGTTGTCTGCGTGGTTGTCAGTTACGAAACAATATCGCCAACTTTGGCGGATTTGTGGGAGTGAATAAGTTAGGTTGATGGGATTTGACCTAATCATAAATTGGTCGTAAAATAAAAAACAAGGGGAGCGGGAACTCCCCTTGCAGCAAATCTGCTTAGCCAGCTTGACTACCTTTAAGCAACAGGCATAGCAGAATAACGATTATCAATTTAATGATATTTTTCATCGTTTTTATCCTTGTTCATAGAAATGAATGAAAGGATCTACTAAAACAGCCCGACAGGTGGAAGCTGGCGGACTGTCTAGCAGATCCGCCTCTGCTCAAAAGAGCATTGTGCAAAGTATATCAGATAATAGCCCATTTGGTTAAACCAGATGGGCTTTTTTATTGCCCGAAATATAGGAGAAAGTCAATGAAACTTTCTGAACTCAACCAAAAAGCAATTTTAAACCACGCCCAAGCCGTAGCACCTAATGAATGCTGCGGCTTTTTAGTTTCTGACGATATGGACGGCTTGGTGTTTTATTATCCGTGCCAAAATGTGGCGACCGATCCGCAAAATTATTTTGAAATATCATCTGATGATTGGATAGAAGCGGAAAAACTTGGCGAGATTATCGCCATTGTCCACAGCCACCCAAACGGCAAACCGATACTTTCTCTTGCAGATCGGCAAATGCAGGATTTATTAGGGTTAGATTTCTGGCTAGTCTGCGACAACGTTTTGCATTTTTTCCCAAAAATCCCACCGCTTGTTGGGCGTGAATTTATCCACAACAAAACCGACTGCTACACCATTTTCAAAGATTTCTATTATTTGAGTGGTGCAGATCTGCCCGACTATTCTCGAGAAGATGAGTGGTGGGAAAAGGGGCAAAATCTCTATCTGGTCAATATGGAAAGATACGGTTTCAAGCGGTTGGAAAATGGCGAAAATTTACAAATTGGCGATGTTGTTTTAATGCAAGTGGGGGCAAAAGTGCCGAACCACGCAGGGATTTACATCGGCAATCAAATGGTATTACACCACAGCCCAAAACGGCTCAGTAAGCGAGATTTGTACGATGGTTACTGGCTTAAACACACGCACAGTATTTGGAGAATGAACGAATGGCAACGATCACAGTTAGATTTTATGGTTCCCTTAAAACATTTGGACAGAGTTTCCAGCTCGATGTAGCCGACACTGCGGAAGCCTTGCGAGCCTTATTTGCTCAATTGCCCAACCTACGCCAAACTATGCAGCAAGGATTTTATAAAGTCCGCATTGGTAAGCAGTACATTGATAATCGTTACCTTGAACAAGGATTTTTCTACAAACTGAAAGATGGAATGACAATACATCTTACGCCAGTAGTAAAAGGGGCTAAAAAAGCAGGAGTGTTTCAGACGATTGCTGGGGCTGTTATTACAGTGGTTGGTATTGTTATGGCATATTTTCCTGTTACTTCTGCATTTAGTGGAAGCGTTATCAGTATGGGTATTGCAATGATGGCTGGCGGTGTCGCCCAAATGCTTACTAAAACCCCATCAATGGGCGGGACAGGCAACGACAACGAGAAAAAACAATCCACATCGTTTAGCAACATCCAAAATAGGGCAGCACAAGGGCAACCCGTGCCATTGGCTTATGGGCGTATTCGTTGCGGATCAATGATTATCTCGCAAGGGGTAGAGACGGTGGATGTTTAGCGTTTAATGAAGGAGAAATTCAATGGGCGGTAAAAAAGGCGGGGGCGGTTCAACCCCACGTGAAGCATTAGATACAGGACGTAGTAAACAGCTGGTCAAGATTGTGGAAGTGATTTCAGAAGGGGAGGTGGAGGGCTTTGCCAATGGTGAGAAATCCATTTTCTTTGACAACACCCCACTTCGCAATGCAGACGGCAGTTATAACTTCAGTAATACCGAATGGCAGGCTCGAGATGGTCTACAATCGCAGGAAATGCTGAGTGGTTTTACCACTACCGAAAAAGAAGTTTCGGTCAGTACCGAAGTGAAAAAAGCACAGCCGATTACTCGCACGATAACAGACGGTAAAGTGCATCGTGTTCGCTTAACGCTAGGCGTGTCATCGCTGTTCCAACAAAATGAGAATGGCGACACCAACGGCACGCAGGTGGATTTTAAAATCACAGTGGGCAACCGTGTTCATACACTGAATATCAACGGCAAATACAGCTCGCAATACTTACGCAATGTGGTGATTGATAATCTGCCAGTCGTACCGTTTCAAATCAAAGTGGAACGTGTACAGGCGGACAGCACCACACAACGCCTACAAAATAAAACCCTTTGGGCAAGCTACACTGAAATCATCGACAATCAATTTACCTACCCCAACACCGCACTGATTGGGATTAAATTTGATAGTGAATACTTTGCCAGTATCCCTACTCGCACCTACGACATCAAAGGGATTAAGGTACAAGTGCCAAGCAACTATAACCCCGAAACCCGTCAATATAGCGGATTGTGGGACGGTTCATTCAAAATTGCGTGGACGGACAATCCGGCGTGGATTTTGTACGACATCGTGACTAACAAACGCTACGGTTTAGGGCAACGCTTAGGCGACTTTGGGGCGGATAAATGGGCGTTGTACCAAGTCGCTCAATACTGTGATCAGCTCGTGCCGGACGGTTTCGGCAACCGAGAACCCCGTTTTACTTGTAACGTATGGCTCACAGAACAGCGTTCTGCCTACGATGTGATCAATGATATTTGCTCAATCTTTCGAGCGATGCCCGTTTGGAACGGCACAACCCTAACTGTTATCCAAGACCGCCCAGCCGATCCTGTGTGGACATACACGGCAGCAAATGTGATTGGCGGTTTTTCTCGCCAGTATTCCGCCATGAAAGCACGGCATAACGCCATTCAAGTGGAATACAAGGACAAAGACAACAATTATGACACCACGATTGAGTATGTCTCTGACGATACGGCTATCCGCAAATACGGCTTAAACCTGAAAAAAGTACAGGCATTTGGTTGTACGAGTCGTGGGCAAGCCTATCGCACAGGGAGATGGATTTTAGAGACGGAACGCTTAGAGACGGAAACCATTACCTTTACAGTGGGGGCGGAAGGCTTAATGCACTTACCGGGCGATATTATCCGTGTTGCCGACAGCCATTATGCAGGCACAGAAATTGGTGGGCGAGTGTTGGCGATAAATGGGCGAACCGTTACCCTTGATCGGGAAATTCAAATCAACGGCAACAGCTATTTGAGTTTTATCAATGGCAATGCTCAACATAGCAACATCAAAATCAATGCAGTAAAAGGCAATGTGGTTACCCTTGCTAGCAATCCAACTGGCTTAGAAACGCTGGGCGTGTGGTCTTTAACCACTGAGCAAATCACTTCTCGCTTATATCGTGCGATGAGTATTGCGGAAAATGACGATGGATCATACACGATCACCGCACTACAACACGAACCACAAAAAGAAGCGATTGTGGATAACGGTGCAAGTTTTGAGCCGAGAGCCAATACGTTGCACCAAGTGCCGAAAATTGAGCATTTAGATGTGGCGGTTTCCGCAGGCAATGCGGGCATTTCGTGGCAAACAGGCAGTGGTTCACAGATTGTGAGCTACGATGTCAAAATTCTCAAAGACGGCAAGCTTTACGCCCTACACAAAGGGCTAAAAACCACCGAGCTGGATTTGTCGGATCTGCCGAACGGTGATTACCAAATCATCATTATTTCACGCAATGCAAACGGTCAAATTATTGATGAAAAAAGCAAAACTTTCGCGGTTGATCGCCCGCCTGTGCCTGTGAATGTGGAAGTCTTTGGCGGTTTATCCGATGTGATGATTAACTGGAATCAGCCTGATGATTTTACCGAAACTGAAATTTGGGCGAGCGAAACAGACGATATTCGCACTGCAAAACGTGTCGCACGTGTAATGGCAAACATTTACAGCCATAACATCGGTGCAGCACAAAGCCGTTATTATTGGGTACGTCACGCACGCGGGCAAAACTTAGGTGCGTTTTACCAAGAAGCAGGATTGAAAGGGGAAACAGGCGAAGATATTGATGAAGCAATGAATGAGCTGAAAGAGCAGCTTAGTACATTAGATGAATCGCTTGTGAGTGCTTCTGCGACATTGGCTCAGTCAAATGCCGAGCTTACGCGTCTCGGGCAAAGCTTGCTGGTGACTAATGCGAATATTACTGCAACAAATAGCAATGTGAGTAAAGTAGTTGCGCAGGCAAATGCAATTAAATCCGACTTGACGAAAGAGGCGGCATTACGCCAGCGAGAAATTACCAATGTAACCGCAAATTTGACGACGCTAGGCAATCGCTTAACGGGTTTTGAGGTGACTCAAACGCAGCAGGGGAATAACCTCGCCAATGTCACTAAAACAGTAGCGACACTGAATAACACCAGCAAGCAACAAGCGGTCGAAATCAGCGGATTATCTGCAAAAATGAGCGGTGCGGAAAGCAACATCACGAAAGTGAATAATGCTTTAACCACGCTCAACAAAACCACCGCAGAGAGCTTAAAACAGCTCAACAGCAATCTGAGTACAAACGTAACGGCAATTACCGCTAACGTCTCGGCATTGCAACGCACGGTGGCCGAGAATGGCAGAGCGTTTACCGCAACCAGTGAGCAACTGACTGCACGGCTGGATAATCTCCAAGTTGGTGGCAGGAATTACCTCAGAGGCTCATTACCAGAGCCCGCCCATTGGTATTATTCGAAACATAGTAGTTCGAAATCTGCAGGCAATAAAGATAATGGCTATCTTACGATTAATGCTCATAGCGATGAGCAGTCACGCTACTGGAAGCAATGGCAACAGTTTGGCTATGATTGGGATAGCTTTAAAGCAAACCCATTGTTGAATGCACTGCAGCCTAACGAGCCTTATGCTGTGTCATTTTGGGCAAAAAATAGTAGTTCAGAGGAGATTGTACTAAATGTCAATATCCGTTATGACGTGACAGCGGGGAGCACAATTAATGCTTTTAATCAAGCAATAAGAATTCCCGCGAAGAGTGATTGGGCACGTTATTCCGTCAGCCAAATTCTCGGGGATACATTCCCCGAAAATTATAAGGGCAATCGCTTTTTATTTGTGGTGAGCTCAGCTATCCCCGATGGCGAGCTGATGCTTAAACAAATCAAGCTCGAAAAAGGCAATGTTGCTACTGATTGGACACCCGCTCCAGAAGATAGTGAGCAATATATTGCAGATATTGCTGCGGAATTGACAGCTTACAAGGCAACGCAGGCAACTAAAGAAAAGGCAGCGGCAACGCAAATCTCGGGGCTGACAACCCGAATGAGCGGTGCGGAAAGCAAAATTACCAATGCGGAAAAAGCGATTAGCACGCTCAATAGCTCAACAGCTGAAAGCGTACGGCAGTTAAATGCGAATTTAACGACCAATATCAGCAAAATTAATGCAGATATAAGCAATGTCTCTAAAGCTGTAGCAAATGAAACTACCGCTCGAACGCAAGCCATAAACACACTCACAGCGAATCTCAACAAAGCGAATGCGAATATTACTGCAGTAAATACAGCAATTGCTAACGAGACTAAATCTCGCGCGGAGGCGCTTAAAACCGTTACGGCAACGTTGAATAATACTACTGCCAATGTGACTGCCGTAAGTAAAGCGGTCACGACCTTGGACGGCAAAGTCTCAGCCCAACACACGATTAAAGCTCAAGCCTTATCGGAGGGGCGAACTGCTATTGCAGGCATTCAGCTCAATGCCAAAGACAAAGAAAGCACAGTGCTCGTGATGGCGGATAAATTTGGCGTGGTGGCAAGCACCAACGGAGCGATTACGCCAATGTTTGGCGTAAGTGGCTCAGGAGCAAATGCGGTGGCAACGCTCAATGGCGATTTAATTGCGAAAGGCTCAATCACCGCAAGTAAAATTGCTGTTGGTGGGCAAAATCTGATTTTAGATCCATTTTTTAATGATTTAGCTTACTGGAGAGAAAATATTGCCACTCAAGGCACGGTGGAAGATGGAGTATTAAAAATCAGCTTAGAGAATGTTTCCGCTTCTGCCGATGGCTCTTACATTCGAGGGCTACGTAGTCGCAATATCGCTTTTGTGCGTGGTAAACGCTATCGTGTATCAGCTAAAGTGAAAGTGACAGGTGACGCAGCGAGTGAATGTCGTACCACGCTGTATGTTAGTCGATACCAAAATGCAGAGAACAACACGGGGTGGGCTAACGTGGCAACAATCGGAGACAGATACGGCAACCGCGATGGATGGATTTCTGGTGTGGTGAGTACCGATAACATTCCCGAAGACTATGGCTATTTCGGCATCTACTTCCGCATTGGTGTGCGTGCCAACGGTGGCAAAATCACAAATGCTGTGGTGGAAATCTCCGAGATTACCCTTTTGCCAATGGCAGATGGTGAGCTGATTGTAGATGGGGCGGTTACTACGAAAAAAATTGCGACAGGACAGGTTGTAACTGAGCATATGATGGCGAATAGTATTGACGCTAAAGTACTGAAAGCTAAAACTGTGACGACAGACCATCTTGCAGCTGATGCGGTAACCGCAAATCAAATAAACGTTACGTCATTATCAGCAATTAGTACCAATATCGGTACAGTAACGGCTGGCACGATTAAGGGGACAACAATCACCGGTAATACAATTAGTGGTGGGACGATTTCGGGGACGACTGTTTCAGGTTCGACCATTTCAGGTGGGACAGTGAAAGGCTCTGTGATTGAAGGAGGAACGATTAAAGGAGCTAGAATTGAAGGCTTAACCATTGAAGCTCAAAATATTGTTGGCGATGTGGTTAAAGCCTATTCTGCGAAATATAACGGTGGTGTTTCTGAGACCGTCAGTATCACTATCCCCGCATCCAACAAAAAGCGCATAGCGTATATTATGCCGATAATGTTATCTACTTGGACATATTTAGGAAGGTCAACCAGTAGTACTCAATTTTACGAAAACGGAGAAGTAAGTATTACAGTGCGCCTAAATAATCAAAATATGATAACCGCACGAGCAACAAAAAATAATTCGCACTACGTTTGCCAAGGCGCATTAAACATCCCTGCGAATGTCACAGCTAAAATTGATTTTGTTGTGAGCAAAACCCGTGTACCCCTTGAAGAAACTAACCCAAACGATGGTTTGCCATCCACAGAGTTTATCGTATTTTGCAATAACGCATAATTAACCGACCGCTTGTCGCATTACAAGCGGTCATTTTTTATCAAAAATCAACAAAGAGGAAAAATCCTATGACAATTAAATACATCGAAAAAGCTATCGAAGACGAAAACACAGGTGCAGACGTGAAATATCACGAAATCACTGCCGTGAATATCGACTACAAAAACCGTTATGCTAGCGTTACGGTTGAGAGCTATATCTCGCTAAAAACTAAACAAGCAGGCAAATCTCCTGTAGGTAGCCCAATCACTTTGTCATTTAGCGATAACGTACCTTGCATGGACGAAAACCCGATTGATTATTTCTATCAACGTTTAACGGCACCCTTGCCAGAAGATTATGTTGAACCAAGTGAAGAAGAGAAATATCAAGGTTGGATCAACCCTTATTTATTCGCAGGAGGTAAAATCAAAGAAATATCAGAAGCGAAATAACAGTTAAAAGGTTATTTTAGAATGTGGCTGAAATATGCCCCATCAACAAAAAGCTAAAACCTTGGCAAAATAAAGAAGGAAGTTGATAAGTGGTCTATCTAGCTTTGTACAAAGGAAACGCCAAAAATTGGAAAAAAAGACTAGTCGATAAGGCAATAAAAATCGCCACTCACAGTAAGTACAGTCATTGTGAACTGGCAATTGATGATAGCAATAGCAAAATGCAGTGTTATTCTGCGAGTCTGCGAGACGGTGGCGTGCGCACCAAACGCATTTATCTACATGATGGCAAATGGGATTTGGTATCAATCCCAGATGCCAACGCAGAGCAGATAAAGCGATTTTACGCGAGCACCAAAGGCGCAGAATATGATATTGCAGGCGCGTTAGGTATTGTGTTAGGGATTGCGCACAGCAAACGCCGTTATTTTTGCAGCGAATGGATTGCCGCGAGTTTGGGGTTTGCCAATCCTGAAAAATACAGTCCTGAGACACTAGCAAAAGAAATCCTGATAAAATACAAAAACGACTAGAGGCTTGGTTTAACAGGCAAAGAAAAAGCGGCAAATGCCGCTTTTTCTATTATTTTGAGGATTGCACATTACGTTTTTTGCTGTGCTAACGGAAAAATTTGCTTAATCACAAACTCCACTTGGTAAGGTTGCAAGATATAGCCACCAATAATACCTCCCTCATCATCTACAAAAATGACATAGATCTCGCCACTTACATTGCGGGTAAAATAATCCGCAGCGTGCGCCCTCAGGTATGCCTCAAAAATATCGTGCCTGTGACGATTATTTCTTGATGGGATTTGTGTGGATTCCGCTCCTGTCGTTGGGTCTGCGCGTTTTTAATTTCCTTTAGCGCCGCTTTGTGTTTCTCTGCCCGGTATTTGTCTAATTGCGTGACATCAATATGTTCAAAATTCATTTTCTTTCTCCTTTGGTAACTACTGCCGCCACAAGGCGGCAGTGAATAATAGGCTTAGATGTTTGATTCTGTTGGCTCAATGTCTTCGTATGTCCAGGAGTATTGGTCGAAGACTTTATCTTCTTCCAATTTTTGTTTTAAGCCTTCGTATTTTGCATTGATAGGTTTAATAGGTTTGCTGCTTTTCCAAAAAGCTAGACCTACTTTGACTAAAGTCCATTTATCAAGACTTTCAGCAAAATCTCTATCACGTTTTTGGGCTTCTTGAATTTTTTGAGGGTCTTGAGTAGACCTTGCGTAATCAAGGGCTCGAGATAACGATGAATATTTTTTGTAGATGCCTTTCATTTTTATTTCTCCAGCCTCTCGTTAATCACAAAACCAAACTGCTGAGGCGTGCTGCTTGGCTATGTGCGCATGATATGACACATTAAGACATATCGCAAGTGTTTTTTGATTTTTTTTGCAAGTTTTTTAACAACAGAAGCCACTTTGTCAGAGGCATATCTGCATGACTTGTTTCGCTGACTCCCGCTTCCCATCTAGCAACCGAGCGCCAGCTTTTTGTGTCAGTCATATCCGCAACTTGTTGTTGCGTTAAATTGTGCTCTTGCCGGATTGCTTTTAGGTTTTTTGGGGTATATCCCAGTTCCAGTTCTGCGTTATTAATCATTTGTCTCCTTTTTTTGTGCTTTCGTTGGGTAGATTAATTCGTCGATGATATTGTGTAGACCGACGTGCTTCATCTCGGTCAGTCGTCTCAGCTGACCTAAACTGCGTATGATTGCCTCCATATCGTTGCAATCGATACCATCTTTGAGCCAATCGACTAGCTCAATATGTTCATTGCGCCAGTTATTTAGCCACTCGTGCAGTATTTCTGCTCTTCTTGCTGGAGTGCTGCATTTCCGCAGCCTCCAGGTTATGCTTTTGTTTCTTTTTCTCACCATTTTTATTCCTGTTTTCCAAAAAAAAACCGCCTCAATTTTGAGGCGGTCGTTTGTGCGGTTAAGCCATTATTTATACTCTCAGCCAATTAATCAAGCGACTGTACTGCTTTACAATGTTTTGCAAAACCGTATTAATGTATTTACGTCTTAACTCACGCCTCGATATTACGAGGCGATGAATGCAAATCTACGCCTTTTTTTGCGCCCTGTCAATGCACCCTTAATCCCAAAGTGCGGTTTCTGGCAGCCAGTTATCCAAGATAGCATTGGCTTCTTCCGCGCTCCCTCCATTATCAAGCAATGCCATTGCTTTTTTGCCTGCAGAAAATTTGTGATGATTTTCAGAAAAGGTATAACTTTCTGCCTTGAGGTATATGGAGGCAAGGGGGTATTTGTTATGTAATTCCTCAAGGTTTGAGTTAGGACGTTTTGGCATGTTTGCCCCATCGTTATACTCATCCTCCATTGCAGCTTGGAATTTCTCACGGTATAAATCCCAGCTAGAAATCGCGTTGCGCAATTCTGTGATACCTTCGTAACGTGCGCCCAGCTCTAATTCTTTTGCCTCTAATTCTTTTTTTGCATTAGCAACCTTTGCTTCGTGTTCCGCTCTGCGAAAAGCTCTTAACTTTTCAGAGCTATCATAATCAAATACTGCAACCGCATTCATCGGTTTTGTAAAAGATATTGCGTCGTATATATATTCGGGTTTAATTTTTGCCCGTCTTTCATCATTTAAGTTTTGTGCATTTTTAATAACATTTTTACCTTCGGCGTAAGACATCACACTGGCATTTACTTCGCCAATGCCTTCGATGATTGCGCCTCCAATACCTAGTCCTGATTTGCTTTCTAGGATTGTTACTTTGCGTCCGTTGATGGTGAAAAGTTCTAAGTCGCTGATTTTCAT